AGAATTCAAAAGAGGACACAACAATGAAAAGAAAAGATTATGTATATATTGTAGCTTACGTATTGTTTTTTGGTTGGTTTGTTAATACAATCGTAGAAGAAAAACAATATCAAAATGAACAATTTAAAAAAATTAATAAATTAAATAATGATTTAATAACTATATCAAATTATATTGATAAGAATATCAAAGATGTTAAAGACAATAACAGACAAATAGATTATATTTCATTACAATTAGACGAACTTAGAAATGACTTGGAAGATACTAAAAACTCTGCTGAATCTTTCTATCAAATGTTTTTTGATACTCAACAACAAAGAGTTGAAGAAGAATTAGTTATCGAAGAAGACCGAACACAGGACTTGCAAAGCACTCCTGCTCCTTCAATAACTAAGGAGAATGAGGAAACCCCACCTCAAGAGCAAGAAGTTGCAGAAGCTCCTGTCGTACCCGAAATGCCTGTCGAAGTACCAACAGTTAAGATAACTACAGCTTCTTGCCCTACTCCAAATAAAAATCTGTTACCTTTTGTTGAAGATATTTATTTGCGAAGAGATTACGTTTTTACAGTTTTGTATGACGTTAAAGACTCTGAAATAACTAATGTAAGATATCAGGGGTATGTTCCTAACAAACTTAAAAGGGCAATACAATCTTACTTAAATTCTTTTAACAAAAAAGGAACAGTTTCAAACTGCTCTGTTAAATTAAAACTATTAGGAAATTAATATGGAAACATTTACTTTAACACAATCTCAATTTAACGAGTGGGATAATTTTTGTACATTAAATTATGAAACATTGTACGAGAATGGAAATGGGTACATGAATGAATACAATGAACAAACCAAAAAGTTTATTGTTCACGTTCCTGTACCTGAACAATCAGGTATTATAAACTTTCTGAAAAAATTGCTTGACAGCAAATGAGAAAGCGAGTATAATACATCACATCAACAATCAAGCCAAATAGGAGAAAACATATGGCATTAGTAGAAGGAAAAGCATATTGGGCAAGTGTGACCACACCCAACACTACATTCGAGCCAGTCTATTCAGTAGACTTAGTAGTTGACGAGGAGACTGCATCTGAGTTTCAAGCGTCAGGTCACAGAGTCAAAGACTTAACAGTTAAAGACTCAAGTGGTAACCCTGTACCAGTCGGTAAAGCTATCACTATAAAAAGAAAAGTTAATGGACCAAATGGTATGATACGTAAAGCACCAAAGCTTTACAATGCCAACAAGGAACTCATTGACGACATGATAGGTAATGGTTCTACAGTACGAGTACAGTATAACGAGTATGACTGGAACTGGCAAGGTAAAACAGGTAAAGGTTTAGATTTCAAAGCTATGCAGGTACTTGACCTTGTACAAGTTACATCAGCAGATGGTTCAGAGATTGACCCATTTGGAGATGGTGAGGAGTTTTAATGTGGCTAAACAGGAAGAAGTAAATCAAGACTTTGACTCTAGTAAACCATTTATTACTATAGATGATGTACAAGTTTTTGTCGAGGACTTACCCGAAGAAGGTCAACAAATCTTTGGAAGACTACAAAGACTAAACCAAAAGAAAGCTAATATTGTTTTAGACTTGGAAGAGTTACAAGCAGGTATTAACTTCTTTTCAAATAGAATTGTAGAACTCTATAATGTTGACGCACCTCAACAATCTGATGAAGTAAGCACAGAAGATAATTAGATTGTTCCAATAATTTAAAGCTAGGCATTTCTGTGCAAGATGTCTAGCTTTTTTTATGGATAACATATATGAATGATAATAATAAGTTTGTAAAATTTCATCTACCTTGTAATACTTGTGGTAGCTCAGACGCATTGTCTTTAAATGAAGATGGCTCTACAAAGTGTTTTAGTTGTGGAGAATTTTTACCTAACAAAAATAATATAGGAGTACGCTCGGTGGAACAGAAAGCAAAACCTCAATCAACCCCTGCAAATCTATCTCATGGAGGTATGTTTGCTTCTCTGACAGATAGAAGTATATCTGCAGATACTGCTAAGAAGTATGGTGTAAAGGTTGTATATGATGCTAATGGAGAGCTATCTCAACATCTATATCCTTACTACAATAACAATGAATTGACTGCACATAAAATTAGATACGTCAAAGATAAACGCTTCTCTACAGAAGGCAACTTTGAAGGCACAGGATTATTTGGTCAGCACCTATTCAAAGAAGGTGGTAAGTATCTTACGATTGTAGAGGGTGAGTGTGATGCTATGGCTACCTACGAACTGCTAGGTAGTAAGTGGGCAGTCGTATCAATTAAACGTGGTGCTCAATCAGCAGTCAAAGATATCAAAGAAAGTTTAGAATATGTAGAAAGTTTTAATAATGTAGTGCTTTGTTTTGACAAAGACCAAGCAGGTCACGAGTCTGCACAAGAAGTAGCTAAGATTATTAAACCAAACAAATGTAAAATAGTTACTTTACCTGAAGGTTTCAAAGACCCTAACGATATGTTACGTAGTAAAAACTATGAAGCATTTACTAGGGCATGGTGGGATGCTCAAGTCTTTACTCCTAGTGGTATCATACGAGTTTCAGAAAAACAAAAAGAGTTTCTTAAAAGAGATAAGAAAGCTAGTGTGCCTTATCCTTGGGAAGGTCTTAACAAAAAACTTATTGGTATGAGACAAGGAGAACTTATAACTCTTACTGGTGGTACAGGACTTGGTAAGTCTTCTATCACTAGAGAGATAGAACATTGGCTTGTCAATCAGACTGACGACAACGTAGGTATCATTGCACTAGAAGAAGATTGGAGACGCACAGTAGATGGCATTATGTCTATCGAAGCTAATGCTAGACTATACATAGATAGTGTTAGAGATACTTATGATGAAGATACTCTGATGAAAATGTTTGACAAAATATTTAGTAATGATAGAGTATTCTTACATGCACACTTTGGCACAAATGATTTAGATGATATCTTTTCTAAACTTAGATATCTCATTGTAGGTTGCGACTGCAAATGGGTTGTGGTTGACCACTTACATATGTTAGTTAGCTCTGTTACAGAAGGTGATGAACGTAGAGCTATTGACAATATTATGACTAGACTGCGTAGTTTAGTCGAAGAAACAGGAGCAGGAGTCATACTCGTCTCTCACTTACGTAGAGTACAAGGAGATAAAGGACACGAAAATGGAGTTAGCGTAAGTCTATCTCATCTTAGAGGTTCAAATGCCATTGCACAATTATCTGATTGTGTGATAGCTTTAGAGCGTGACCAACAGTCAGAAGATGAATTAGAGTCTAGAACTACAAGACTTAGAGTATTGAAGTCTAGATACACAGGTGATGTAGGTATGGCTACTGCTTTAGTATATGATAAAGATACTGGTAGACTTTCAGAATACTCTGATTACGAATTATTAAACAGTAGTACAGAAGATTTAAGTGTACCTTTTTAATCAGGAGAAATTATGGATTTAGTTTTTGACATAGAAACAGATGGACTTAACGCTAGTCTTATTCATTGTATAGTTGCGATAGATGAACATGATTGTGTTCATGCATTTGACAATGAACAAATAGACGAAGGTATAAAGTTTTTGCAGAAAGCTGATAAACTTATAGGTCATAATATCATTGAGTTTGATATACCTATAATTAAAAAACTAAAAGGAATAGATTTATATAATAAAAATAAAGTTGTAGATACTTTAGTCTTGTCTAGGTTATTTCAACCTAGTCGAGATGGAGGACATAGTTTAGAGTCATGGGGGTACAGACTCGGTTTTCATAAAGCTAAAGCTCCTGAATGGGAAGACTTTACTGATGATATGTTAAAGTATTGTATTACAGATGTAACTCTTAATAAAAAACTTTATCATTACCTACAGGATAAATCAGCAGGATTTTCTAAAGAATGTATAGATATTGAACATGACATAACCAACATACTAGGACAACAAAGACGTAATGGTTTTCTATTCGATATGCAAAAAGCTACCATGCTTATGAGTAAGTTAGGTAGATTGTTACAAGAAACTGTAGATGAAGTACATAAAACTTTTAAACCAAGGTGGGTTGACGAGAAAGAAGTTGTACCTCGTAAGAAAAAAAATGGAGAATTATCCAAACAGGGATTGACCAATCAGGAATATTCTGATATAATAAGTGGGGTAAGACCATTTAAACCATTTATGCGACAGCGTTTACAAGAGTTTAACTTAGGTTCTCGCAAGCAGATTGGTGAATACTTACAAGAATTTGGATGGAAACCAAAACATTTTACACCTACAGGTCAACCAAGAGTTGACGAAGGTACTCTTAAAGATATAACACATATCTACGAAGCTAAACTTATTGCAGATTTTTTACTGTATCAAAAGCGTATTGCTCAGATACATTCTTGGATTGAAGCAGTAGGTGATGATGAACGAGTACATGGAGCAGTAATTTCTACAGGAGCTATTACAGGAAGAATGGCTCATAGAAATCCTAACATGGCACAAGTTCCAAGCGTAAATAGTCCTTATGGTTCTGAGTGTAGAAGTTGTTGGATAGTAGATAAAGGTAATAAATTAGTAGGTGTTGACGCTAGTAGTTTAGAATTACGAATGTTAGCACATTATATGGATGATGAAAAATACACGAATGAAATTCTCCACGGAGACATACACACAACTAACCAAGGACTTGCAAAACTTAAATCAAGAACTCAGGCTAAAACTTTCATATATGCCCTCATGTACGGAGCAGGAAATGCTAAACTTGGAAGCATCATTGGAGGAAGTTCAAGAGCAGGTAAACAACTTAGAGAACAGTTTTTTGATAGTAACCCATCATTTAAAGCTCTTACAAACAGAGTTGAAAGAGCATCGTCAAAGGGTTATCTCAAAGGATTAGATGGACGTAAAATAATTTTAAGACATCAGCATTCAGCTCTGAATACTTTATTACAGGGTGGTGGTGCAATTGTAATGAAAAAAGCTTTAATACTATTAGATAATTTATTAAAGCTAAATGCAATAGACTATAAGTTTGTTGCTAATATCCATGACGAATGGCAGATTGAGGTAAAAGAAACTCAAGCTGATTATGTAGGAGAGTTAGCAGTTAAATGTATAGAAGATGCAGGTAAGTTTTTTAACATGAGATGCCCACTAACAGGTGAGTACAAAATAGGAGACAGTTGGAATGAAACCCACTAAAAAAGATAGAAAAAAGTTTGATATTGATTTAAAGTATGGTACAATACGTGAAGATAAAATAGCAGACATGCTTACAAATAAAAAGATTGAAGTCAAATCAGAAAAAGATATTTGGCAAAAATCAGGTAACATTTGTATCGAATATGAGTCATGGGGTAAACCCTCTGGCATCAAAGCAACAGAAGCTGATTATTGGTTTCACAACCTATGCATCGGTAAAGATGAATACTGTACTTTAGTTTTTAAAACAGATACTTTGAAAAAAATTGTAAATGATTTAGATACTTTTAAGACTGTATCGGGTGGTGATAACAATGCCAGTCGTATGTTCTTAATTAATTTACAAAAGTTATTTTCGACTGACGTAATCAAAGCTTTTAAAGAGAGTAAAAAGAATGACAACAAAAAATAATTACACATCAGAAGCAGGACATTGGTATGACCATGAAGGTAAACCTATGTATACCCTTATAGGTGCTAATGGTAAAGAACGAAACACTACACTTAGAGACGCTAGGTCTTTAGGTCTTGTTCCTTCTGTTACTACCATTATTGGTATGTCTGCTAAACCTTCTTTAGATAATTGGAAAATTACACAAGCTTTATTAGCTTCTAGAGAAATAGATAATGACGACCCGAACTACATTAGTAAATGTATGAGTGCAGGGAAAGAAGTAGGTTTAGAAGCTGCAAAACAAGGAACTAAAATTCATGCTCAAATAGAGAAAGGATTTCAAGGTAAAGCACAAACTAAACCATACAAAGTTATTAAGTCTTGGTTAGATGAAACATTCCCTGATGAAGAATGGATAGCAGAAGACTCGTTTTGTGCTACTCAAGGTTATGGTGGTAAAATTGATTTATATTCTGAGTCAGGTATATTTATTGACTTTAAAACTAAAGATAACTTAGAAGGTAAAGAAGCGTCTAAATTAGTTTATGACGACCATGGTATGCAGTTGTCAGCATACGCACAAGGTTGTAACATAGATGAACCTACAAGAGTTTCTATCTTTGTAGATAGAGCTGATACAAGTTTAGTTTTACCTTTTGTATGGGATAAAGAGTCTCATAAAAAACACAAAGAAATGTTTAACAGTTTACTAACTTATTGGAAATTAGTTAAAAACTACGACTCAGCAACGATATGAATAGACGTAAATCTAAACAAATTAAAAAGAAAGCACACACGTTAATGTATGAATGGTTACATACTTTAGTTTCCGAAGAAGATGCTAAAGATATAACGAAAGAAAACTACAAAGATTTTTTTCCTACATTAGAAAAGTATATTTATCATGAAAGGAACTTAAAACTATCTTCTTTTACAGAAAGGTGGTTTATTCAAAACATTAAGAAACAATCAAAGTTTATAAATGTAGATGATATAGAACTACGAGACATAGTGTGAAACGAGGATATAGAAAACCAAGGAAGGTAAGACCTGTAGAGAAAGATGTTCCTGCAGGTTATGACTCTAAATGGGAATACACTTTACATCAGAGTTCGTTAAAAGAATGGAGTCATCATTCAGATAAAATTCCTTACATAGTAGAACATAACTACGAACCTGACTTTACAAAAGTAATAGGTGACAAAGAATATTTATTAGAAGCCAAAGGTAGATTTTGGGATTATAGTGAGTACAATAAATACGTTTGGATTAGAAAAAGTTTAAAGCCTAATCAAGAGTTAGTTTTTTTGTTCTCTAGTCCTAGCTCTCCGATGCCACAAGCAAAGAGACGCAAAGATGGAACAAAACGTAGCCATGCAGAGTGGGCAGAAAAAAATAATTTTAGGTGGTTCTCTGAACATACACTACCTAAAGAATGGAAAGAATAATTATGAAATATAAATTTAACGAAGACAATATAATACAACAAGTACAAAGATATGTAGATGGTACATATGAAAGACATTACGCACAAGGACAATATCAAGCTACTGATATGATTATTGATGCAGGGCATGGCAAAGGTTTTTGCATGGGTAATATTATGAAGTATGCTATGAGGTGTGGTAAAAAAGAAGGGAATGACCCTGAATTAGATTTGTTAAAGATTATACATTATGCTATAATAGCTATAGCTTTAGAAGATAAAGACTATCATTTAGGAGATACAAGTGATTGAAGATAAAGTTGGTCAGAAAGAATACTTAGGTATTAAAATAGATTACAGTAAAGAAAGTAAATTAAATAAATTTAGTTTAGATACTTTGAGAGATAGGTATCTTTACGAAGCATCAGGAGAAACACATGCACAAGAAGCATTTGCAAGAGCGTCAGTCTTCTCAGCGACCTTCAAGGGGGTCACGGATTTTGAGTTGGCTCAAAGACTTTATAACTACAGTTCCGATTTATGGTTCATGTTTAGCACTCCTATTCTTAGCAATGGGGGAACCACTAGGGGTTTACCTATTAGCTGCTTTCTCAATTACGTACCTGACAGTCTTGATGGGTTATCTGCTCATTATGATGAGAACATTTGGCTCGCTAGTTCAGGTGGAGGTGTTGGTGGATATTGGGGAGATATTAGGAGTAATGGCATCGCTACTTCTAACAATAGTCGTTCTACTGGTTCAGTTCCATTCATGAAAGTAGTTGACTCCCAAATGTTAGCATTTAATCAGGGAGTCACAAGACGAGGTAGCTATGCTTCATACATGGATATAAGTCATCCTGAAATAGAAGAGTTTATAAATATACGTAAAGAGTCGGGTGGAGATATAAATAGAAAATGTTTGAATATACATAATGGAGTTAATATAACTAATGAGTTTTTACAAGCAGTCCAAGACGATAATGACTGGAGACTAATAGACCCTAAAACAGGTGAAGCAGTTAAAACAGTTAATGCTAGAGATTTATGGTGGCAAATTATAAATACTAGAGCAGAAACTGGAGAACCTTACATGGTTAATATTGACTCTTGTAATGATGCTTTACCCAAAGAACAAAAAGATTTAGGTTTAAAAATTAGACAAAGTAATTTATGTTCAGAGATTACTTTACCAACAAACGAAGAACGAACTGCTGTTTGTTGTTTGTCTAGTGTAAACTTAGAATACTTTGACGAATGGTCAGACAATGACTACTTCATTAAAGATTTAATAACAATGTTGGATAATGTTATTCAACACTTTATAGATAATGCAATAGACACAACAGAATTAGGAGACTACAATGCAAATTTTAAAAGGTTTAAAAACCACATACGAAAAGGTAAAGAGGGATTTACCAAGGCAAGTTTTTCAGCTTATAGAGAAAGGTCGCTCGGCTTGGGAGCAATGGGATTTCATTCATACCTGCAAAAAAATAATATCCCGTTTGAAGGTATATTTGCAACAGGGTTTAATAACAAGTCTTTCGGACATATTAAAAGTAGAGCAATGGAAGCAAGTAAGCTTTTGGCTGAAACTAGGGGGGAAGCTCCTGATATTACTGGTTCAGGTTTGCGTAACGCTAATCTTTTGGCTATTGCTCCTAATGCCAGTAGTAGTATTATATGTGGTGGTACTTCCCCTAGCATTGAACCGTATCGTGCAAACATATATACACACAAAACTTTATCGGGTTCTTACCAAGTTAAAAATAAACACTTAGAAAAAATATTAAAAACAAAAGCATTAAGTAAAAAAGAACTTGATTTAGTATGGAAAGATATTTCAGCAAACAAAGGTTCTATTCAGCACATGGGTCATGTATTTACAGATAAAGAAAAAGAAATATTTAAAACTGCTGATGAATTAAATCAAATATGGCTCGTAGAACATGCACACATGAGACAACAATATGTTTGTCAAAGTCAAAGTGTTAATTTATTCTTTGTTCCTCCAAAAGCTACAGAGAGTCAAGAAACACACGATAAGTATTTACAATATTTGAATGATGTACATTGGTATGCTATGCACAAACTAAAGTCATTATATTATTTCAGGTCTGACTCAGCTAGAGACGCTGAAAATGTAAATATTAAAATACCAAGAATTAATTTAGAAGACACAGAATGCATAGCCTGTGAAGGATAACAATATGGAAGATAAATTTGATAGTATGTACGAGGGTAGATTTGATGCCCTGCAAAAAAAATATGAAGCTGATATTGCTATTGCAAAATCAGAATTAAAAACTTACTTTGAGTTAGGTATGGGTGTGGCAGAACATCCTCACATTATAGAGTCTATGGATTTACTCCTAGATAAAATGGCTACTGCTCAAGAAAAACTTGATTTATTATTAAAAGAGTTTTAAAATGACAAAAGAAGAACAAGAAAAATTTAGTCAGTTTTGTAGACGTATGTGGTTAGACCATTGTGATGAAAATAAAACACCTCAATCTACTACTTACACAGAAGAAGAATATAGAAGAAAATATAATAAATGGTTATTAGCACAATATGCTAGTTACCTTAATGGAGAATAAAAATGAGTTTACTTAGCACAAGAAACTATTACAAACCTTTTGACCATCCTTGGATGTTTGATTATTATGTATTACAAAATCAAATGCATTGGATGCCTGAGTCCGTACCCTTACATACAGACGTAAAAGATTGGCAAGAGCTAACAGATAAAGAAAAGAATTTATTAACACAAATATTTAGATTGTTTACACAATCAGATGTAGATGTAGGGTCAGGCTACATTGATAAATATATGAGAATGTTTAAAAAACCTGAAGCTAGAATGATGATGGGTTCGTTTGCAAACATGGAGTCTATTCATCAACACGCTTATAGTTTATTACTTGATACAGTAGGGATGCCTGAAATAGAATATAAAGCATTTGCTGAGTATGAAGAAATGGCAAACAAACACGAATATGTAACTGAGTTTAAACCAACTATTAAAGATAAAAGAAGTATTGCAAAAACTTTAGCAGTTTATTCTGCTTTTACAGAAGGACTACAATTATTTTCTAGTTTTGCAATACTATTAAACTTTCCTAGATTTGGAAAGATGAAAGGTATGGGTCAGATTGTAACATATTCTATTAAAGATGAAAGTTTGCATGTAGAAGCCATGACTAAATTATTTAGAGAGTTTGTTCAAGAAAACATAGAAATATGGACAGACGATTTTAAAAAAGAACTCTACGATATATGTAGAGAAATGGTTGAGCACGAAGATAAATTTTTAGATTTAGTATTTGACATGGGAGATATACAAGGTCTTACAAAGAAAGATATGTATGCGTACAATAGATATATAGCTGATAGAAGATTACTACAGTTAGGATTAAAAACAAATTATGACCAAAGAGAAAATCCTTTAGTTTGGTTAGATGAAGTTATGGGTGGAGTAGAACATCAAAACTTCTTTGAAGGTAGAGCTACTTCTTATATGAAAGCAGGATTACGTGGGAAGCAAGATGGAGTAGTTTTCACGGAGATAAATAATGAAAGCATCGGAAGCTAATATTATTTCTTTTAAAGTAATTTTTGACTCAAAAGGAAAACTAATCACAGAAACATCTAGTCTTCCTTTTGATGATGCCAAAAAAGTTTTTAAAGGCTACGAGTTAAAAGTTGTAGAAACAATATTACGAGAAACAAAACAAAAACTATTAAAAATACACGACAACTTAGAAGCTGAGTTAAATGCGTTAAATACTAAAATTACTTAGCTAATGGATTACTGCTATCTTCTTCAAGTTTGTCTACGTCTTTTTCTAGTTCTCGAACAGCAATAGACAGTCCTTCTATTTGAGACTGTAATAAATTAATTGAGTCTAACTTAGCAATTACTCCTGTCTTTTCTGCATCTAAAGTTTTATTAATATAAGATATAGAAGTATCTAAAGATTCAAATCTTTTTTCAATCTCACCAAGACCATCATCAGTCTCTTCAGTTTTAGCTATTTTAGTTTCAAGGTTTTCAAGTCTATTAACATACGTAGCTCCTGTGTAACCAAACCCTGCTAGGGTTGCAACGATACTAACTAAAGCTATAAGCTGTGTTGTTTTATTTTCAAACCATTCCATATTTTTCTCCTTATAAATTTGGTTGCATGTTTATCATGTCACCTAATGTATTTATGCTAGTACTTGATAATCCATAAAAAGCTTGTGAATTATCTTTCAATATAGCATCTGTATAAATAGCTCTAGGTTCATACCAAGTTTCTTGCTGTGGTATTTGAGCTTCTCTATAGGCATCAAAGCCTACAACATATCCTAAGTAAGCTACAAGAGTCGTGCTATCTGCGTACTGCCCTGTCTCTTCTTGTTCTTGTTCTGCTTGTTCTTGTTGTTCTTTAATATTATTTGCAATAATTTTATCTGCAATTTGGTCTGCTTCACTAGCAGTCATTACTCCTGATACTGCAGTATCTATTTCTCCCTGCATATCTTGTACTTGCACATCTACTATTGCTACGTTTTGTGCTCCAGTCGTGTCAGGCATAAAAGTTACAGTTACATTTCCACTAGAAAAACTTCCATTATCACTACTCATAGATAGCACTTGTTGATTTTGTGCAGTAGCTGAAACTACTTGGTCAGAAATACTAGGAGAGTTTGTAGTGCTAATCCCACCTGTACTGCCACTACTAGACATATTAGAGCTATTCGTTGCACTAGAGACGTTTATGGAGTTAGAAACACTATTTCTAGCAGTTTGTATAGTATTGGCTACAACTGCCAAAGCTGACATTCTTACTGAGCTTTTTTCTTCGGTGCTTTCTTTTTCGTTGATTTCTTCCTCTTCGGTTTGATTTCCTCTGGTTTCTTCCATAACCACTCGTTCTTCGGGTCTACCCAAATCTGCAACTTCATCTGAAGTTTCTTCAAACCACTCTTCAAGTTCCTCCAAAGTTTCAAAATTTTCTCTCTCGTTTGTTTCATCATGTCTAACATCATTTTCTAATTCCTCTCTAATTATTGTTTCAAATTCATATAAACTTATAAGTTCTTCAACGTCAAAAATTTCTACAAATTCATTTCTTGGTTCAAAACTAATAAATATTTCTTCGGGTTCAGTCCATACCTCTACATATTCTTCATAAGGTTCTTCCCATACAAAAATTTCTTCTTGCCATTCTTCTACAGGTAAAACCTCAACTACATAAATTTCATCATCTTGGAAATATTCGTCTTGTTCTATAATACTATTATAGTCTTCTTCGTAACCATAGTCAACTTCATCTTCCACAAAATAAGCTATTGAGTTTTCCATGCTATATCCTGCACAGAAAGGAGCATACTGAGGGTCTTCTTCACATTGTTGGTCGTCATAAGCTTCCCAATAAGAGGGGCATGCCATATCATATAAAGCATCTAGATTACATTGTTGTGTTAAATAAGCTGATGCATATCCTGCACAGCTAGAATCATTTAATGGGTCACTACAATCTATACTATTTCCTGAACCTACTCCATATAAACTCCCACCATTTTCTAATAAAGTATTACTAGCTGTACCATTCCAATTAGTATTTACACATGTACCTGCAACATTAGTTGTACCTGTATTACATTCGTCATGAAAAAGGTACTGATAATATTGTGATGTACTTCCTTGTTCACCAATTAAAACATCATGCTGTATTATATCTAACGCACCATATCTAAATTCAAATGTATTATTATTCCAAAGCACAACTTCAAAGCTGTTGTCTGAGTTTCTATTGTACTCTTTCATATCATACCAACCAAAGACTGCTTTATCGCTAAAGTTTTTGGCAAGCATTTTAGATTGATTGTCTCTAATTAAATCTGTCCAAAATGGGAATAGTGTATTAGTATATTGAGGAAGAGGGTCTGGAGTATAATCTCCACAATAATTATTGTAATTTACATTCCCTGTTCCTAAACCAAAATGCAAACAACCATTCGTAGCCATACGTGCTGAGTCATAAGTGTTCCCATAAAAGGTGAATGAGTTATCTAAATTAAATGCTGCAGATAACTGGTCGTCACCTGAGTTTAAATTGGTAGTTCCTGTTTGAGTTGTTAAGTCAAAAAGGTTTTGATTTGATTCGTAAATATATGATGCACTTAGAAAACTACTAAGTAAACATATACTACTGACTATAAAATTCTTTAGCACAGGTACGTCCTGATTTCTTCTTACCTTCAGCGTTTCTTTGTGTTTTACAATGTTTGATATATTTATCTTTTAACTGGTCGTAATCAGGTCTATCTTGTTTGTTTTGTTTCCAAGCTTGAGCAGCTTCTTTACCTATTTTACCTTGATAAGGGCATGGAGTTCCTGCCATTTCCATTGCAGTAAATACTCTTGGGTCTTGACATAATATAGATACAGATGCAACTTTCATTCCTGTATCATACAAATACTTTGAAAGTTTTAAACGCTCACAGTTTTCGTCACGTACTGCCTTGCCACCCGATAGCCCAAATACCTGCCCTTGAAAAGCCCCTGATACTCCTGTTGTACATAAGTCCTGTGAATAAGACATGATACTAGGAGCAATAGCAGAAGCAGGAGGAGCTTTGGTTTTAACATTTTGATTTATAGTCTGGGTAGAATTTGATTCGTTAATATTTCTATTAGTATTATCAGATACGGTATTATTGTTATTGGTATTAGTATTCGTGTTATCAGTCGTGACGTTTGACTCTGAAGTAGATTGATTAACATTAGTATTTGTTGAAACAGATGTATTATTATTTGTATTCGTTGATGTAGTATTATTAGTTACAGTTTGATTAACTGTAGAATTATTTGTACTGGTAGAAGTATTAACATTAGTGTTTGTGTTTGATGATGTTGTATTGTTTGTATTAACATTTGTATTGGAATTAGTGTTAGTGTTTGTATTCGTATTAGTATTCGTATTAGTATTCGTATTAGTATTTGTATTAGTGTTTGTATTTGTGTTTGTATTCGTATTAGTGTTAGTATTTGTATTCGTATTAGTATTTGTATTAGTTGTAGTTGTAGTATTTGTTGTATCTAAACTATTTTGTTCACAATATTGTGTACCTGCAGTACAGTCTCCTGTTTGGTCTGAATATAAAAAACTTGTAAATAAAAATAATGTTAAAATTAGTGATGCCTGTTTCACTATTTACCCCCTTTAGTAAAATCTCCTTTGCCTTTTGATGTATTAGTATATAATCCAAACCATGCTGCACCTGCTCCTACAACAATAGATATTAATCCTGACTGTTCAAAAGATGGTTCAGGTAATGCCATAAACCAAAAAGTTGTATAGTATAATAAATACATATACACACCTAAAAAAGCTCTAGGTATTATTCTCCAACTATCTACAGCTTCAGCAATAAAAATTAATTTTTGATAAGGGTTATCGTTTTTCTCGTCTTCTAGTTCTCTTATCCTATCTTTAAGTTCAGACTTTTCTTGAAGTAAAGCCATGAATTTATTAAGGTCAATTTCAACCTCATTTCTATCCATGTCACCTCCAAATCTACCTGAAGGATGATACTCGTCTCCCATGCCTGTGTCCTTTTTTTAAGTGCAATTTCCCTGTGAAGCTAACAATAGCGTTCTTTAAATTTCTTCTTAAGTTTTAGTAGTGGCTAGAAAAAATAGTAGTATCCCGAAACTACTAAATATACCCAACCAACAATACATACAACGCAGATACCGTCAGTTACTGCTTTCAGTTGATTTACACTCCTTTTTATTAAATTCATTCCATCTAAGGAATTTTCTTGTTTCTAAATCCCAAAACAATCCTTTATAACAATTATCGTCTTGAGAGTCTTCTTCGTCTTCTACGAGTCCGAACCAATTCCATCGTCCGTTTTCGATTACGTCTTTTAATGTTTTTTTCATGTATGTTTATTTTTTAACTAGACTCCCACCAAAGTACATGCCAACTATAGCACCTACTAAGTTTGTATCAAGAGGAGTTATAACTAAACCATACATTTGTTTCCATGCCATAACTTCTTTTTCAGGCACAAAGAAAAATCCCGGTCTAAACTCTGTATATCCTACTGTTACTGATACTTCTGGAAAAAATACTGCAACAACTTTTGGAAAAACAACAATAGCAAATATTGCTGTTAAAGCTATAATTCTTCTAGTCCATTGAAAACCTACGTTCTCATATTCTCTAGCATCTTTAACAGTTTCAGCTTGGAACTTAGCTCGTTCCATTAACATAGCTTGTTGAGCTTGTTTAGCTTTAATAGACTGTGACCACAAACTCATAAGTCCACCAAGTATAGTAGACCCTAGCATAGTAATTATTTCAAAAGGTATTCCCATTATTCATCTAAGTCTAGTTCTAGTTCGTCCAAGGTACTTCTGACAGCTATTTGTACCCATTCAGGTACATCACCATCGAGTTCTAATACTTTTTCTTTAAGTGCTTTATTTATATGAAACTCAACTAATCGTTCATATATATCTCTAAAGTCTTCTCTAGGAAGCCATGATATGCCTTGTTTTGTTCTTGCTTTACAATCAATGTGCCACGCACTATCTAAATCTGATTCTCTGTAAAGTAACATAATCTATTATAGGTTATAAAAATTAATTTGTCAAGCGTTGCATAGCTTTGTCAAATCTTTCTTCCCACATTTTAGCTTTTGTTCCCCTTTCTTCATCACTACCTGCCCAATGATAATTTAACCATGCGTCTTTTTCAGACAGTTTTCCACTTGCTAAATCATCTAAACTAAATCCTTTTTTTTCTGCAGCATTTGCATAAAATATATCATCTTGTAAAGATTCAGGTAATTTTGAAAAATCAATATCTTCTTGTAAAGATAATTTGTACAATTCGTCAGGAACTTTTTGATTATTATTTTTATAAAAATTTATAGTTCTATTTACTGCAGTTTTTGCAGCACCTGAACCACCTCTATAAAACATTTCAAATTGATATTTACCTCTTGCAGGACCATCTGCAATTATTTGTCCATTGTCAAGTTCAATATCTTGTACTCTAGTAGGCATATTATTAGATTCTATTTCTGCTATTTTAACTCCTAAAGATTGTAAAGAATCAGCAACTGCATCACCTCTATTTTTTCTAATTAAATCTAAAGTTCGTAATGTTTCAACAGGATTAAACTCTTGTCCTGCAGGTATTTGCGTTACAGGCTCTGGAGTTTTTTGTTCTACTTTACCTGCCATTTCATTGAAGGTTACGTTTGTACCTTCTATTTTAGTATCAGCAGGGTCATCTTCTTGACTAACTAAGTTACCTTGATTTAAAGGAATACGTTTTTTAATATCTAAAATACTTTCATCAAAAATAGAATATTCTATATCTCCTCCTAAAGTTTTACCTTTTAATGGTGAAGAAGTAAAATCTTTTTTAATTGCTTTAATACCATACATAGGTAATATATTAGAACTTTCATCTCCTAATTGTTTTAATACTTGACTTACTAATCCTTTTGAATTATAATCTACAGTTAAATTATAATCGTTAACTAAAGATTTTAATTTTTGTTGTATATCTTTGTCTTGTTTTTTAAAAGTATTAACTAATAAAACTTCATTATCAGCTAATGAAGCTTCTACTTCATATAAGATTTTATCTATAGCATCTTTTTTAGATTCTATTACTTCATCTATATATTTTTTACCATACATCTTTTTAAGATTTTTAGGAGATGTATCTGTATATCTTATTGCTACCTGTTTATCAGGAGTAAAGTATAATCCTTTACCCATTAAACCCATAATAGATTTATCTTTATCAAAAGTATCAAATGTTTTTCCTGAACCATGATAAAGTTTAATAATCTTTTTAGCAGCACCACCGATGCTTAATGGTTTTCTTGGTTGTACTTTTTGTAAATCATTGAGAGTTTCTCTATATAAATCTTGATTATCTAATGTAAGAGCTTGTGTACTTTCTGCTTGAAGTTGTAATGCTTGTAGTTCGTCAGCTAAAGGTACTTTAACACTACCACCTAAACTATATCTATGTCTAATCATACCACCTAAACTTTTTTCAACTCTTTTAAGTTGGTCTTGTATAGCATTATATTTATTAGTTAGTTGTTCAAGTCTTTCATAAACTTCTTGTGCTTCTTCTTGTGCTTCTTCTACAGACATACTACCTTCTCTGACTTGTTTTCCTAATTGATATATTTTTTTACGTGCAGTTGCATATCCTCTAGAAAACTCTGCATTCTTAATGCCCATAAGTTTTTCAAATTGTACTGGTTGTAGTTTAAAACCAAAAGTACTCATAATAGCTTCAAAAGGTGTAAAGTCTGTAGCAAACCTAGATGAAGCTCCTGTCTCTGCCTGTCGAAAAGCTTTACTAATTTTTTTAGAACCAAATGATTGACTAAAAGGATACCAGTTATCTGTGTTACCAAACAAAGGATAAGTTAAAGCAGTAGAAGGAATATTTGGAGTTAATCTACTTAGTATGTGTTGCATTTTAACTTTATCATCATTACCCATACCTAACCCATCTAATTTTTGTAATGTAAAAGGGTCAACTCCAGTAAGCAAGGGAATGAAAATTTCTCCGGGTGCTCCAAAACTCGGAGCTAATGTTTCAGGTATTTTAATAGATTTATCTGTAAATGGAATAGGTATACCAATACTTTTTTCTCCAAGAGAGAATACATCACCACCCGGAATAAATCTTTTAACATCTAAGTATAAAGGAATATCTTCTCCTCGTTCAGAAGTAAAAGGAGTTTTAATTGTAGTTCCGGGTAAGAAAGGAATACCAAAAAGTTTTTCTTTCATGGCATCTCTCATTAAAATTCTTTCTTTTTCTTCGTCTCCTGCTCCATATTTTTTACCTGCTTCATTTAACATGTAAGCACCAGTTGACCATTTAGCAAACTTCCAAGGTCTTCTAATAGCTGCTTCAGCAAGTAATGGAACTACTCTATAAGTATAAGATAAAAATGGAGTAGGAAATCTTCTCATAAAATTAATAAATGGAGCATTAATATCATAATCAATAAACCATTTTTTAGCATCTGCAGCAGCTTCTGCAGGAGTCATTCCTTTAGAAATTCTATCCATAAACAATCCCATACGGAATGCTGCATCTTCAGACTGATATAAACTTTCTAGTTTACCTGCTGTCATTTTATATCCTTTAGATGCTAATTGTTTAAATGTTTCTGTAGAATATTTTTGAGCATTAACAATTTCAGGATTTAATTCATCAGATAAATTTTGTAAAGTTTTAGACAAAGTTTCGTTTACCTCTTTGTTTAATTCTTTACTGACCATATCTACATCAAAGACTCCATAGGATTGAGCTAGTCTGTATAAATCTGCATCTGCTGCATTTTCATAACCTTTACGCAATTCATCAAAACCTCTTGCCATAAATTTATAATTAGCATCTGCTAGGTCATAAAGAATTATATTAGAAACTGTATTGTTTACATGAACTACAGGATTCCAAGCTGTTTTAGTTTTTTTCCAAAGTCTATTTGTAGCTAAATATCCATTTAATAATTGACCATCTTCGGATTTAAGTTTATTTATTTTAGTTAAATCTTTATAAACTTCTTTAGGAATATAACGACCTGCTAATTGTCCATATCTTTTTATAGGTTCTCCATCTACTTTAGCAACATTAGAAGCTACTGAATCATCTGCAACTCTTATCCATTGTGTTTCATCAATTAATCCTTGAGCTACCTTTGCATCAAATGCAACTTTAGACATAGATAAATCTGGTGCTTTAGCAATATTTTCATAAAGTTTATAAACAGCTAAATCATTTGTCATAAGTCTACCTGTTTCAGCTATTGCAAAAGAAGCATCTTCAATTTCTCCCATTGCTACTCTTTCTTCTTTATTATAATCTCTACGTAAATTAATTTTTTTAGTGCTTTCTAAATATGTTGTTCCATCTGCTTCATCAACAACTTTCCAGTCTCTAACATCTGTAATAGTTTTATTTAGTCTAAAATCTTCTAGTTTAAATCTTTTCTTACGAGAAAGTTTTTCCATGCGTTTATCATACACAGAAGAAGAAACCATAGCTACTACAGGTTGTACTTCATAGTCTGAGTATCTTCCAAAGTTTTTACTTTTAGGATTAAAACTATTTTCATAAGCTTTAATAGTAATTACTTTTTCATTAGATGCACCTCTTGGTTTTAATTCATCACCAATAAGTTTTAATTCTCTAGATGCTTGGTAAACATTAGGGTCACCATCAGGTTTCATTACATGTTTCATGTAACTACGATGTAAATAAGTATCTACATTTTTTTGAAATACTTTTTCAGAAAGAAGACCTGCATCAACCATAGCTTGTCCAGTATCTTTAATAACTGACCTTGCTTCTTTACTAAACCCAACTAAATCAGGAAGATTATCTATTTCTCCTGATATCATTCCATATAATACTTTATTTTCTTCTGGTGTTAGTGTTTGTGTTTTTCTAACTATTTCAATAAATCTGTGTGACAATGCATTAACATCACCAAAACTTTTTTTAACTAATTCTGTATATTGTTTTGGTAAACCATAATTATCTACAATACCTTTTGACATAAGAGTAGAGATAGTATCTTCATCATTAATTGCAAATTTACCTACAGCTTTTGTAGCTAATCCACCCCCTAACATTAAAATTAAACCTGCTGTAATCTTTTGAGCTTCTGTAGATTCAGGGTCGTCAAAAGCATTATAACCTCCTAAACCTGCTGCAGCTCCTACTAAACCTGTTCCCCAATTTTGAACTGCTATATCCCAAAGTTTATTACCACCATTTTCTTGATAAAAAGATTTTATTGATGGCATCATTTCACTAGGTTTTTCATCTCGTAAACTATTAATAGTTTTATTAATAGCTTCATCCATTTCTTCTTGTGTTGGAGTTTTATCCATACGAGAAAGTAATGCTCTATCTTCTAAATTTTTTTGTTCTCTATCTGTAATAGATGGAGCAAAGTTTGCTTCTTCTTTGCCTAAATATTTAGAAACTGCTTTACCTACTTTAGCTGCTCCATATCCTAAAGTTCCTCCTAATGTAGCAGAAGCTACTGTGTTATAAAGTCTACTTTCTCCTTCTCCTACATAAGCTACACCACCATATGCTCCTCCCATACCTGCACCATATCTTGTAGCTTTACCAAGTGTATCAGCTTTTTTACCCCAACCTACAAAAGGTATCCAACCTACAGGGTCAAGTGCTACAGCAGAGCCTAAGTAATACTTTAACGCATCACTACCATATTTAGGATGTTCTAATATTCGTTTTAGTTTTTCGTCTTTAGATTTTAAAGACTCTAGAAGTTCTTCATCATTTGTAATGTTACCATACATTTGTTGTATGCCACGAATAGAATCAGACATACCCATTTTCATTGCATAGCGTAACGCATCGTCTCTACCCTTAATAGGTTTAAAAGACGATGGATTATTTGGTTTTAATGGGTTAGTTGTTACTAAACTTTGTTTGTAACTGTTTAAATCAAAAGACATAACAATCCTTTTTTATTCTTCAGGGTCAGGAGTTGTAATATTTTCAATAACAGGAACAGAAGCTGCTCCACCTAATCTATACAATCTTCCTTTAGTATCTTTACCAACAATAATAACTGTTCCTTTTTTAATGGGGTCTATAACATTAGATTTAATTAAATCTTTACCAATAGATTGTATTTCTACACTTTTACCTGATTGACTTACTGTACCATATTTAGCTCCTTCTTTAAATGGGTCATATCCTCTTTGTAACATTTTATTACCTAATTTTTCGTAAGCTTTCTTTACAGCAGTTCTAGTTAATTGTGTTCCTACTCTAAGACCCATAACTCCAAGACCTCCTATAGGTATAAATACTAAATAGTCAGTAAATTCATCACCAAATTCATCTCCAAATAATTCTTCTGTGACTGCTCCTAAAACTGGTATGTCATTTATAGATTGTAAAGTTCTCGTAAATATACCACCTTCTGCTCTAGTAGGTTCAACTTGTTCTTCATCATCTTGAGTTTCTGTAAATAAAGTTTGATTTGAGAATGGTTGTAATACTAATTTTTTACTTACAACATTATATCCTATTTTTGCACCACCATCAAATTCAGATGAATCTAAACCTAATTGGTCTAAGATTTCTGGACGTAAATAAAGTGCTCTACCTGTTTGTGCTGCAGTTTGTAAAATAAGGTCTTCGTTTTGCATTGGAAAATAATTACCATACTTATCTACATTATCATATGTACCTGCTTCAAAATCTCTTAATAAATCTTGTTCAAACTCTATAGATAAATCAAGGTCATTTCTAATTTCTCTAATAGTATTTTCATCTGTTGCAAAAGCTTTCCATACACTTGATGTTGACAATCCTTCATCAACTGTATAAGTTCGTTTATCAGGAAACCTATAATTAGGATTCATAGGTTCTATATCCATTGCAATACCTAATATATCTTTTGCATATTCATTAATGTTGTGATAATAATCTAATGGTTTAGCTACATTATTTGGGTCTGCTTTATAAGCTTTAATGTCTGCTCTAAGTTCTTGTGCACCTGTAATTGAATTAGTTACAAAATAAGTTTCTTGTATACTACTCCAATTAGTCATAATCTCAGGAGCAAGTTCTTTACGTAAAGCATCTGATTCTAATTGTGTAAATGACTTACCATATTGTTGTCGTACTTTCATAAATGCTTGATATGGTTCCATTTGATTAAGTAAACCATAATATGCTTCATGTCCATCTTGTTCTAACATACGTAAATAAACTGCGTTAGCTGCAAAAGTTTGTGCAGGTGTTACATCTATTTTAGCTCCTTCTCCTGTTACAGGAACTAAAGAAACAGATGTTTGAGGTTTACCAAGTTTATCTGTCCAACTATGAGTAACTTCTTGATATTTTACTTTAAAAGTTTTTCCTGTTTGTTTATCAAATCTTTCTTCTTCTTTAACATCACTAAATTTTGTTTGTACATTTTGTCTAATATCTGCCTTATTAATAACTTGTTCATAATCTTTAGCTAACTCAGGATTTGCTCCATATAAAGCTTTAAACGTATTATTAATTGATTCTAATTTTGATAAAGAACTATTAGCTATACTACTATCAAAATCAGCTTTTAATTCAGATGCACTTTTATTTCCTAATCCATGTCCTCTAAATAATGAACCAACAGAATTAAGTATATTAAATTTGTTTTCTCTTTCTAATCCATTAAAAGCAGCTTGATAAGCATTATCTATAAAAGTTTTACCTTCTTCAATATCTCTATAAGGTAAACCAACACTATCTAATTCATTTACTAAATTGTTATAATTATCTGCAATTCCTTGTGCTCTTTTATTTAACCAATCTCCATAAGCAGCGTCAGGATGATTTAAAGTAACTCTATTAGCTTCTGAATCATCTAAACCATATTTAGCTATAGCTTCATTACGTAATTCTTGTTGAGCATAGTTTCGTGCCCAAGCATCAACATTATTATTATAGTTTTGTTCAATATCTTTTTGGATTGTACTAACTCCATTTAAACCTTTTAACAATAATTTTTTCTTTTGTATTTCTAATACTTTATCTTCTCTTAAAGCATTAATATTATTAGTTACTTGATTATTATAAGCTTTTTTTACTTGTATAGCACCTTCTAAAAACTGGTCAAATTTATCTTGGTCTTGTCCAGTTACTTGTCTAAAAGCACTTGATTTTGTAATATCTTTTGTGTATGGACTTGCCATTTTATACTCCTAATAAACTATCTGATTGTTTTGGTTTTTCTTCATCTGGACTTAATAAACTTTTAGCTTGTTCTACAGTTTCTTCTGGTATCTCTTCTAACTTTTCTTCTATTTTTTCATTCATAAATGCAGGAGGTTTTAAATCACCTGAGTCAATTTTACGAATTTGTTTTTTAAGAACATCATTTGCTTTATCAAATATTTGTTCTTGATTGTCAGGGTTAATACTATCTTCTGATTTATCACCTGCATATAATTCATAATCTATATCTAATTTTTCTGCAAGAGCCATTAAAATAAACATAGTAGACTCAGCTAATAATAACATTAAATCTACATTCCATAATCCTCTATTATACCCATTGTATAAATAAACACGAGCTACAATATCAACAGGAATATCATCTGCTAATATATCTGTAATAGCTATAAAAGATTCAGGAGTAGTTAATTCTTCTAATATAAAAACTTCTGCTTCTCTTCTATTAACAAACATAGGAGGTTGCTCCCATGGGTATTTAGTATCAGTATTATTTGTTAAAGACTGACCCGGAACTGGTCCAGTTCTAGTTTCTAAAAACTTTATATCTTCTTCACTTAAAGCTGCATTTGGATTGACATCTGCCATTTTATCCTCCTAAACGAATTGTTGGTTGAGGTGCTCTTACTTTATTATATTGAGCTATAGAAAATGGGTCACCTCCATAATAACCTGCATTTGCGTAACTATTAAAATCATTTGCTCCAACATATCCTGCACTTTGGAAAGCACTAGCATAAGCTTGAGAATAATCTGTAGGACTTTCTATGTTATATTCTAACATAGGTGCTATATTACCACTACCTCCTATAGGTTCTTCTTCCATTGTAGCAGTATTAAGTAATGTTTCTGCTCCTGCTGCTAATTTTGCTCCTCGTTTTAAACCAACCATATTTTTATCTAATTCATTAAACTCAGGATTAATAGTACCATCTTCTAATGTAGCAGCACTAACTATTCTATCTCTTTGGTTATTAAAATAGTCTATTTCTGAATTAGTTTTATTAATTTGTTTAATTTGGTCTGTAGTTAAATCTGCTGTTTTAACATCATACGTATCATAAGTTAATTCATCAACATTAATTTGTCCTACTGCTTTATTATTTACTTTAATATTACTACGAACTTGTGTAAAGCCAGTAGGGTCTTCTAAAGATTGTTGAGCTAAAAAATCTTCTGAACTTATTACTTTTGCAGGTGATGCTTTTCCTGCTTCAATTACAAATTGAGATTTAGGAGTATATTGTTCTGGTTTAACTAAATCTTTAGTATAATCTAATGGTTTAGACTGAGCAATGTTTGTTGGTTGATAATCGTTAATTTTAGCCATTTCAATATCTGTAAACTCTCTATTAACATTTTTATCAATACCTAATGCATCCCAATCTGACTGTTGTAAATTAGCCATTTTAGTTTGTAAAGATTGTCCAGTAGCATCTATTCTAGTTACTCCACCTAAAGTTGAGTCAGGTGTTGGTAAACCATAATCAACAGGAACGCTACCCATTTCTGCTCCTTCAATAAAAGTACCACCTGTATCTTTCATTGTTACTTTAAAATCTGTATCAACATCTAATAGATTTTTTTGTTTTAGTGCTTTAGTATCAACTTTCATAGGTTCTAATTCAACTGACATATCGTTACCAACTTTTGCTGTATTAGCTGCAGTTGTTGCTCCTGATGTAGGTAAACCTAATGCCATTCTACCTCTATCCATCATATCAGTTGTAAAGTTAGAAAGTCTAGTATACATATCTCCAACACCCGGAATAGCTTTAACAACACTTCCAAGCATACCTGTAACACTAGAATAAACTGTACCAACAGCATTACCTGCTGCAGCAATACCTCTCATAACTGTTCCTAGAGCACCTGTAGCAGTTGCTGCTGCTCCTGTAAATCCTGCCCAAGCAGCACCTATACCCGGCAACATTAAAGATAAAGCAAGTGTACCGACTGGTCCAAGAGCTTTAGACACACTCCTCATTCCAGTTTTAAGTGCCTTTCCAATTTTCTTAACACCTTTTTTAATTCCTTTACCTATTTTTTTAAAAAACTTTTTCATTCTTTAATCTCCATACAACGCTAATAAATTTCTAAGTTTGTTCATAGCATCATTATTTTTTAAAGCACTATGTTCTCCATTCAGTCCTGCAACTACAATATTAGTTTCTCTATTTTGTGCATTTTCTGACGACTTCCAAATATAATCAAATTCATCTCTCATTTCTTGCCAAAGCTGTGATTGTGCTGATTGAGTCATAGCAAATGAATTTTGAGCATTTCTAGCATTCATAGCATTTTGAGCTGCTGTATTAACTTTATTTAATTCTCTTCTCCATTGTGCATTACTTTGGTCAATCACTAAAGCATTTTGTACATTAAACTGTTCTCTAGCAAATTGATTTTGTTCATTAAACTGGTCTATACTTGCAGCTAACTGTACATTAAATTTATCTGCATCAGCTTGTCTTTGTAATAATCTAGCTTCTGCAGCATTATTTTGTGCAGCATTAAATTGTTCTGCAGCATTTTTTTGTGTAGCATTAAATTTAGAAATACTAGCGTTTAAATTAGCCATAAACTGATTAGTTTGATTTTCACTTGCAGCATTGAATTGTCTTGATGCATTTTCAGCAGCAGTATTTGTCAACATTCTTTGTTGTTCTTGTTGTGATGCTACAATAACAGCTTGTTGTTCGTTACTTAAATTAGCCATATCCATTGCTAAAAATTGTTTAGCATTTGCAATTCTTAATTGTCCTGTTAAATTAGCTTCAGCTAAATTAGCTTGTGATTCTAAAACAGCATCTTGAATAACTGCTTGTTGTTCCATACTTGCATCTGTAAGAGATACAGTTTGCATAAATTTACTATTAGATAACTCTCTTTGTTGGTCAGCATTAAACTGAGCTAAATCCATTTTAAATACAGTTTGAGCATTTGTCAAAGCTGTTTGTTGATTAAATTCTGCTTCTCGTAATAATGCTTGAGCTTCAATACTTTTTTCTTGAGTAACACTTGCTTGAATTGCTGTAGCATTTGATTGAGCAATTTTAAAAGCTTCATTAATTAATGTACCTGTTAACGCATCTCTGCCTACAGATGATGCTGATAAACCTCTTTGTGCTAGTATTGCTTCTATTTTATCAGTTGCAGGTTTTGCCCATAAAGGAATTTCACCATCTTTCATTCCTTCAAACAATGTATCCATTTGAGTAGATACTAAAGCTTCTACAGGTAATCCTGCAATAATTCCTCTTTCTTTTTCTGAATAACCCATTAATGCTTCTTCAAGTGCTTCGGGGTCATTACCTAATAAAGCTATATCTTCTGGAGACATACCTGCTCTAGCAAGTTGTCCTTTAGCTCTAGTAACTCTTCTAACATCTATACCTTGAACTTTAGCAGCATTAGCTAAAGCACCATCACTTATTTGTCCTACAACTCTTTCAGCTAAAGAACCTTCTCTAATTTGAACTTGAGCTTCTTGTATCTTATCAACTCTATCTATTCCTAACTCTTCTGCAATTTTAGCTTCATCACTTAATGCTCCTTGTGCTGCAGAAATAGTAACATCTTCATCCATTTGAGCTGCAGTAAATGTAGCTGCTGTTATATCATCAGCAGGGTCAGCTTGTCCTAATTCTTCATCTGTAATTGTATCTACTTCTTCTTGTAAAGCTTCTTTGCCTGTTTTTGCTTTATATTCATCAGGGTCTAAAGCTTGAGGTGTTTCGTCTACTTTAAATCTTGAATCATCCTTATCTATAATCTCATCAGTTTGTTCAACAATGTTTGCAGCAGTTCCTTTAGCTCCTATATCTTCTAAAGTAATCTCTCCTTTAGCCATTTGTTCCATTCTTTTACCAGACTCGTCAGCTCTAAATTCTCTTTCTCTTTGAGCAGGAGAAGAAGCAGTAGTCGCTGTAGTTTGAGTAAAAGGAGATTTAGTTTCTGGATTATCTCTACCTTCTTCTGAGGTTGTTGTTGAAGTAGGAGTAGGTGTAGGTGTAGGTGTAGGTGTGTTTCCTTCTTGTTCTTTTTTTCTACGTGCTTGTTCTTCGTCTTCTCTTCCTTGTTCCCTTTCACTTTTTTCTAAAGCTCCACGTACCATACTTCCTACTGAAAAACCAACACGTCCTTTTGAACTACGTTCTAAAGTAGGTGCTATTTTTATTCCTTTTGTATATCTTTTTCTCATGATTTAACCTCGAAAAGCTTGTCAAGTTTTTCTTCAATTTTGTCTAGCGTATCAAAGACTCTATCCATACCATCTGATAGTTCTTTTTTAGTTACGTATTCTTTAGCCATCTCTTCTCTCGTTTTATTTAAAAGTATGTCAAGTCTTTTTATCTCTGCTGTATTCTGACGAATACTATAAAGTATCGGTGCGACTACCAATGTTAGAAATATATTCCACAATAAAAACATTGTGTAGCCTGTTAGCTCCATCTTAGTTTGCTGCTATGTAAGCTTTACCAGTTGTTATTGCACCAGTGTAAGATGATTTATCATCACTAGAGTTTTTAACATCTGGAGTATCGTCATCTGAATCAACAGGTTCATAAGCTAATATAATTTCTAAGTGGTCAACATTACGTTGTACTACTTCGTTTATTTCTGCTTGTGTTAAGTCAGGCATAATATAAGTAGAATTCGCACCATTAGTATTAATGTCAGTAATAACTGTTACGCTATCTGTTGCTGCTGTTAGCACTTCTGCTACTGTTTGAGCCATATTTATTCTCCGTTTAATTTACTTTCTAATTCTTCGACTTTTGCCGAGAGTTCTTGTACTGCTTTGATTAATGGATGTACAAACATTTCTTGTGAAATACCTTGTATTCCATCTTGTTCACCTTGAAACCATCCACCAAAATCAGTTATGTTATGTTTGTCTAAAGACTCTTTAACTTCTTGTGCTATCAAACCATACATTTTTGAATCATGTGTACGTTCAGTTTCTTCTGGGTCATAGTCTGGTAAAGAAGAATCAATATTAGATTTAGCTTTCCATTTAAAAGTAACAGGATTTAAGTCGTTTATAAAATCTAATCCACAATCTGTATTTTCTGTTATTTCCTCTTTATATCTAACATCTGATACTCTAGTCCACGAAGCATTATTATCAAAAGTATTATGAATACGATTATTACCAGTTCCTCTACCTATTGTAACTGTTGAAGCATCTCCCATGCTTTTAGTATCAAATCCTAAAACAATTTGGTAATTAGAGTTACCACCAAAAGATTCAGTTTGATAGCCTAAGAAAGTATTTCCAATTCCTGTAGTTAAATCCTCACCTGCTTCATTACCTACAAATACATTTGCTGCACCTGTTGTAGCATCCTCACCTGCACGTTCTCCTAAAGCAGTTTGACCATAACCAGAAGTGACTCCTTTTAAAGCATCTTTACCAACACCTGAATTACCATAACCTGTAGTGTTTGCTATTAAAGCACTATAACCAACAGCACTATTATCATTTGAGGTAGTGCTTAATGCTAAAGCAAAATTACCTATTGCAGTATTTTGAGTTCCTGTAGTATTAGTAGTAAGAACTTCTTTACCAACTGCAACATTATGGTCTGCTGTAGTGTTTGCATCTAACGCATCTCTACCAATAGCTGTGTTACTTGCTCCTGTAGTATTTGCATTTAAAGCAGCATATCCAAGAGCAGTATTATCAGATGCTGTTGTTGCTAATTGCAAAGCTGCAAAACCCAGAGCTACATTGTTTGCACCTGTGGTATTTGTTGTTAAAGCTGATGCTCCTACTGCCGTGTTGTTATCAGCAGTTGTATTAGCATCTAAGGCATCCTTTCCTACTGCCACGTTGTTACTACCTGATGTGACATTTTCCATAGCACTTTTACCGAGAGCTACGTTGTTATCTGCTGTAGTAGCATTAAATAAAGAATTGTGTCCTACTGCAACATTGCTTACACCACCATTTAGTGTATATAGTGATTGAAAGCCAACTGCTGTGTTGTTGTCTGATGTAGTAGTGGTATTTAGTGCAGTTTTACCGACAGCCGTATTATTTGAACCTGTAGTGTTTGCCCCTAAAGCATCTCTACCCACTCCTACATTACTACCCCCTGTAGTATTAGCATCCATAGCTAAAGTTCCTACGGCAACATTGTTTTCACCAGAGGTGCTTGCTTGCATAGCTCTATCTCCAACAGCTACATTATTTCCTGCAGTTGTTAAAGTTGATAAAGCTAAATGTCCAATAGCTATATTGTCACCACCTGTGGTTTGTGCTGTTAGGGCATCTACTCCAATAGCAACACTATCTACACCTGTAGTGTTTGCTTTCAAAGCGTCTTCACCCATAGCCACGTTAGCTGTGCCAGTTGTATTTGCTTCCATAGCACTATCACCAACAGCTGTGTTTCCAGACGCAGTTGTGTTAGCTGTTAGTGCTCCATAACCTATGGCTATGTTTTGTGTACCTGTAGTATTTGCATCTAAAGATAAAGAACCTACTGCTGTGTTTCTCTCCCCTGTAGTGTTTGATAATAAAGTTTGATAACCTACACCCGTATTATGTATTGATGTTGTAGTTGCTGTTAATGCCGAACTTCCTACAGCAGTATTAGCCCCACCCGTTGTAGCTGCTCCAAGAGCATTTAAACCAATACCTGTATTACTGTTAGCAGTAGTATTTGCATCTAATGCACCTGAACCTACTGCGACATTATCTGAACCTGTAGTGTTTGATGTTAAAGCATCTTTACCAACTGCTACATTATCATCTCCTTCGGTAATTGCATCTAATGTTCCTAGTCCTAAAGCAGTATTATTTTCAGCAGAACTTAAAGTTCCTGTTGTATCATGTCCAACAATTAAAGAACCTGTAAAGTTTGTTCCTTCTAATTTATGTGTGATGCCACCACCACCACTTACTGAAAAGTCTAATGTACCATCTCCATCTTCGTAAGTAACTGTAATACCTGATTCAGTATTTGAAGATACCATAGCACCTACAGTATCTTGTATAACTTCTGTTAAATCTATGTTTGCTGTTCCATCAAATGATACACCATGAATTGTTCTTGCTGTTTCTAAAGCTGTAGCTGTAGCTGCATTACCTGTTGTGTCTTGATTTAATGTACCAACTGTAAAGTCTAATGTTCCATCACCATCTTCATAAGTAACTGTAATACCACTTTCAGTATTACTTGATACCATAGCTCCTACAATATCTTGAACTTGTTCTGTAGTAAGAGTTGCTGAAATTTTAGAATCTAATTGTGTTTGTATATTAGATGTAACACCATCAAGAAAATCAAACTCAGTAGAAGTTACACCTGTTGCATGTAAAGTATCTAAATAATTTAATTCAGTTACACTACCTGTATATCCATCTAATACGTTTATCTCTGCTGCTGTAGCTGTTACTCCATCTAATATATTTAGTTCGGCTGTAGTTGATGTCACACCATCAAGTATATTGAGTTCTGCTGTAGAACTTGTAACACCATCAAGAATGTTTAGTTCTGCTGTACTAGATGTAACTCCATCAAGTATATTAAGTTCGGATGCTGTGCTTGTTACACCATCTAAGATATTAAGTTCTGCTGTAGTTGAAGTAACTCCATCTAGTAAGTTTAATTCAGCAGTAGTAGCTGTTACACCATCAAGTATATTAAGTTCTGCTGTAGTTGAAGTAACTCCATCGAGTATATTAAGTTCTGCTGCAGTTGATGTAGTTGCTAGACTAACTGCTCCACTAGAAACTGTAAAGTCATTAGAGTCAAAAGATGCTATACCTTTATTAGATGTTGTAGCATCTTCACCTGCAATTGTTATTGTATTACTAGAAGCAGATGTATCTATACCTTCACCACCTGCAACTGTTAATGTTTCACTATCTAAGTCAATAGCTATTGTGCCACTATCTGATGTAACATCTAAATCTTCGGCTGTAAGCTGTGTATCTACATAAGCTTTAACAGATTGTTGTGTTGGTACAAGTGTTGCAGAGTTTGAAGACATATCATCTTCATCTACAAAAGCTGTAATTGTTATAGAGCCATCTGATAAACTACCATATGTAACTGTGCCTGTTGTTGTAATAGCTGATGAACCATTATCTATTGCACCGAAACCTGATGTAATTGAGCCACTATTTAATGCTCCTACAGTTGTAGCTGCAGTAGTAACTAAGTTTGGCATTGCAGTTATTTCATCATCAAAGTAAGCTGCTAAATCTGTAACAGCTACTTGAACCATAGTTCCGTTGTCATTTAAAACAACTCTATCTGCATCGGCTACTGTAGTTGATGTAGCAGATGTATTACCATCTACTATATTTAATTCTGTTACTGTAGATGTAATTCCATCAAGTGCATTTAATTCTGTTGCAGTTGCAGTAACTCCATCGAGTATATTAAGTTCAGCAGTTGTAGCTGTAACTCCATCTAGTAAATTTAATTCTGTTGCTGTTGATGTAACTCCATCTAAAATATTTAATTCTGCTGCTGTTGATGTAATTGCTGTTCCATTAAAATTAATAGCATCTGCATAAACTGTGCCATCAAAATAACCATCTTTAAATTCTAAAGAACTTGTACCTAAATCTATATCATTATCTGTTACTGGTACTATTGCTCCATCTTGTATTCTAATTTGTTCGACTGCAGACCCACTAACTTCAACAAAGACTCCCCATCTATTGTTTGAATCATCTACAACTATTTTATTTAAAAAATCTAAATCACCTATTTGTGGTATATTACCACCTTGTCCTGCTGTACCATCATGTCTATGACCAGTAGAACTAGCACTACTTGAACTATATGTAAATGCATTAACTAACTGATTATATTCATTGTTAAATAATGCTGATGTAATCGTATCTCCATCTGAGAACGAACTTTGTCTTGTGTATGCTTGTGCCATTTATTATCTCCTACCTGAAGGTATATAATCTACATAAAAACCATTTATGGTATAAGGGGGTTTACTATCTTCACTTATTATAGTAAAATTATTACTTGTTCCACTACCTTGTAATGGAACTCTAATTAAAGGATTATCAGCTCCTCCAAATACATTTGTATTAAATATTGCATCACCAAATTTTGAAGGAGGATTAATAACTCCTAAATCAAATAAATCAGAGGGTTGAGGTATATCTCCACTTCCATAATCAAATCTAACTTGTAAGTTAGGCTCAACAATACCTTCTGCACTTGCAGAGATTCGGAAATAATGTAGAGTTTTTAAAGTTCCTAAATCACCATAATCATAATTAGGTGTTTCATATCTAGCTAAAATATCTGTTCCATCAAAATCATTACCAGTATCATGTTGATATACAAAACCATTTGTATCTCCATGATAATATTGTTCAACATTATTATTATCAAATCCTGAACCAATAGCAGTAACTTCTAAACCTCTAGTTTCTGACCATTGAAATCCATCGGGTCTTAATGTTCCAATAACACCTTTTTGTTGATTATTGTCTAGTGTAGTATTAGTATAAAATAATCTGTATTGAGATTTATCTCTTAGTACTAAACTATTTATTATAAAGCTATTTATGCTTTCTGTCAAGTCTGTTAGTAAAGGTTGTATTTTTGTACTAACTGTACCTAACTCAACGTCACCAATTCTTGCTGTACCTGCAATTGTTCTTAATCCATCTGGTGCTAAAAATATTAAGTCACCACCAATCTCTTGAATACTATATCCACTTAAACATCCTACGTTCTTAGTAACTGGTACTATTGCAATAGAACTAGAGTTATTTATATTAATTAATTTAAAAATACTATTAGTACAAAATATAAATAATTCATCACGGAAACCTTTAATACCTTCTATTTGGTCTTCTAAAACTATGTTACCTGAACCTGTGCTTGTAAAGTCTGTTGGGTCTAATGTACCACTATAAAAAATTGTATTTAAATTATCTTCAACTCCTGCAGCTATTAAATGTTTATCGTGTGTAGTTACATACTTAACATGTTTAGTTCCTGTTACAGTTATTTCTTCTCCAAAAAATGTTCTTCCACTTAATGCTCCTGAACCTTCCATTCTAAATGCGTAAGGTTTATTTGCTCCATCTGCTATAATAACTGTACCATAATCTGATGTAGCAGTTTCAAAAATTGTAAATTGACATTGACCTTGTGAAGTTCTAGTTAAAGTACTTCTTCCTGTAAAAGTTGAATAGTTATCTCCACTTGATGAAACAGAACTTCTTCCTATATTCACCCATGTTTGTCCATCATTTGTAAAGAATATTCCTGTTCCTGCAGTAGCTATTACACCATCTGCATATGGAAAGACTCCTAAAATATTTGTAAGTGACCCTGTAGGTTGTGTAGCATTAGTTGTACCAAACTTTTGATATCCATTGATACGTCTGTATCCACCTTCTGTAGATACTTCAAAATTTTGTAAATCTTTTGCAACTCCGGGAGTCTTTAATAAATCAACAACATTTGAAGATTTAACTAATCCTCCGTTAACTGCTACTGTATATGGTTGACTTCTTGCCATTAGAAATATATTCTATCGTCTGTAATATAGGAAGGAGCAGGATTAATCAAATTAGATTTCATTTGTCTCATTCCTTTTTTATAATCTTCTAATGCAAATGATGCTTGTTGTGGACTTTCTTTAAATTGCCACACATAATATCTTGCTCTAGCTGTTATAACATTTGCATATTGGTCAGGTAAAACCATTTCATCACTATGAGCTGATAAAGCTGTTGGTGCATTATATGCATAAAAATGCACATTATATACTTTATCAGGTATAGGACTTAATCCAAACTTTCTGTGGTCTGGACTACGTATAACATATTTTGGTTCTCCAAAGTTTTGTGTATCTGCATCATCTTGATTTTCTGAATCTCTAAAGTATCTTGTCCATTCATCTAAACTTAAGTAACGTAAACCTCTAGAAACAAAAGGTGATGATTCTCCACTTACATTAATTGTAGTAAGATAAAAATCATCCCAATCAATAGAAGCGTAATCTGTTGTAATGCTTGAACTTCCTGATTTTAATGTATACCATCTAGTACCTGCTACAGTTGCTACTGTAACATTACCATAAAAAGGGTCTGTTCCTCCACTAGCTGCAGCAGCAAAGAATGGAAGTTGTGGTTCTTCTGTTGCAATATCATTTAAAGATTTATTAATAGAATTTTTAACAAAACTTTGAATACCTTTTGCATTTGCAAAAGTTGCAGAAGTTAATTCTATTTCATTAAGTTCTCGAAGAACTTCATTTGTTAGTGTTAGGAATGTTGTTGCCATGTTTAATTAGGTTTTGCTGTAACCATACCTCCACCTTTAAACATCATTCTTTCTCCCATTACAGGTTTAGATTTTTTCTTTTTTGGCATAAAACTAAAGTCTTGTGCAGCTCCCATTTGTTCTCTCTTACTTAATCCTGTAGCACCTATTTGTTCTCCATATTGATTATATCTAGGTTGAGGTGAACGAACTTTAGCTAGTTGAGCTAATTGATTTGTTACTCCGTATTTTGTTTTCATATTGTTTTCCTTTTAAAAAAAGAGGAGGAGTCCGAAGACTCCCCCAATTTTACGATTAGTCAATACCGTAGAAAGCTGAGACTAATGCTTCACCTCTTAGTACTTTCGCACCATAGACATGAAGACCTCTCACAATATCACCAAAAGATGATGGGTCTCTCAACACTTCTGTTGAAAGAATTGTGTTAGCAGTCGCAGTAGATGAGATATGACCTGCCAAACATTTACCTGCAGCATTAGATGTGCTTGCAATGTTATTAGACTTGTACATATCAAATCCTCTTAGTTTTCCACTTGATACTAAACCATTTCTAATTGAACCCTGACCTGCGTTGAAGTCAACAGATAGCAATTTAGAAGAAGCTTGACCTAAAACTTCATAGAAGTCAGGACTTGCAACGAACCATCTTCCTTCTTCAGGAACATTTTGTTCGTCAAGTAGTCTTGCCATTCTAGCCATAACGTCTATTGGGTCATGCTCACTAGAACCAAAACCTATGTCAAGGTTACCTGTTCCATCAAAAGTACCTGCTGCTAAATCTGTAGCATTGTCAGTACCTAAAACGTGGTCAGGTGAAGAACTTGACACACCAGAGAACATAGTAGCTATAACTGCAGCGTCATATGAATCTTTCAATGCATATGCAGCAGAGCTAGAAGCAACTTCTTTGAAGTTCACATGCGACATGTTAGTTTCAATATCATCTACGATGAATTTAAAAGCTTTCGCACTATCAACTACCAAAGTAAGTTCTTGGTCTGTTAGTTTGGTTGCTGTTGTATCGCTACCTCTTGTGTAATCAGACACAGAAATAACGGGTTCTTTTATAATCTTTACTGAGTCTCCGAAAGCAGAAATCTCACCGGCATAGTCGGTGTTTGTAATAGCTTCTACAACCGAGGCTTTTCTAAAAAAGTTTAAAACCTTTTTAGAGTAAACCGAAGGTAAGAAGAAACTATTAGTCTGTCCACTTACGGAGTTAGCAAAGTTAGCATCAGTATCAGTACTCGGTTCAAAAAATTGAGCCATGATAATACTCCTTTAAGTTTATTATAGTTATCTTACAATCCGTCCTTCTTGCATAGCATTTGATATCTCTTCTTCAAATTTATCAAACTCTGCCATGCTTAACTGACTGATTTCCTTTTCTGTCCAAATTTTAGCAGTTTTAGGGTCAACAGATGTTGTTTTTGTTGATACCATATCTGCTGCGTTTGCACGGTTTTCAGAACGTAACTGAGGTTCTTGAACAGAAGAAGCATCTAATCCAATATCTCTTTTGAATAAATCCAAAGCTCTACTAGCTAAATCAGCATCATTAGCATTACTAAATATCCATGTTTGGATAGATTCAGGTTGCTCTTTTGCCCATTGTTGGAAAGTCGCACTATTTTTGATATCTTCAAAATCAGGGTGTCTTTCTCTTAATCTAGTTAAAGCTTGTCTTTGTAATGTCTCCTGTTCTCTAGCTTGTAGAGTTGAAAGTTGTTCTTCTAGAACTTTAGCTTTCTCACTACTTTGCATATGAGCTACAGTTTCTACTACTTCAAAAACATCAGGATATTCTTTTTTAAATGCTTCTAATTCTTCAGGAGTTTTAGGAGCTACATAATCAGGTCTATTTTTTAGAGCTTCATCTAGTAACTCTTGCTCCCTAGCTTTAAATTCATTTAATTTAGAATCATAATGTCTTTTTAAATCATCATATCGTTTTTTATAATCAGGTCGTTGATAAGGTTTATCCTCACTTTGAACCTCTTCTTCTACGGACATTTCTTCAACATTAGATGTTTCAGAAGATGTTTCGTCAAAGAATAAACTATTTGATGATACAAAAGGTTTATCTTCTTTGCCATCCATATAATCTTTTTTAGAATTATATGGGTTAGCTGTTTCTTCTATTGCGACTTGTTCAGTCATTTTCTTTTCTCCTACTCAGGGCTTCATTTAACAAAGTAGCTGCTTGTGCACTTGCAGGGTTTGTTTTGTAAAAGGTAGCCTTTCGGTTATTAATATGTAAAGTGCCTATAAAAGGGTGGCTTTACGCTCTTAGCTTCTAACGTGTGTTTGATTTGGATTTAACATACGTTTTTTAATTTCATCAGAAATTAACTCGTCTTCTTCTTGCATTGTAGCTTGATTGCCAACTGTTTCTTTTCTAACACGTATATCCTGTCTTACTATTTGCTCTGAAGGAGCATCCTGTTCAACAGTTTCTTCCTCTGTTTCTATTACACCACCGTTATATGCTGTCATTCGTCTGTCATAATCAGCTTCTGCTGCTTCCATAAGTTGTTCAAGTTTCTCAACTCCTATGGCTTGAACAGCTTTTGCTGTAAAGACAAACTCTCCATCCGATAACCTTGCAGGTATCGAATCGGAGACTCCTGTGCCCGGTCCATCAACTGAACCTTCTCCAGAAAACTCTGAAGCAACTTCTACTACTTTATCAAATAACATACTTAGTACATCGTTGCTTTCTAATTCTTTTTCTAAATATTCTTTTTCTTGAGGGTTTAATGCTTGATTAACTACAAAGTCTACATAGTTTGCTTCCATTTGTTCATCAGGAACTAATTCTGAATCAGGCATAGGTTCAGGAATTACTTCTTGTTGCCCCATTAATTGATTCATTTGAGAAGCTGTCGCTTCTCCTCCTTCTTGAAAAACTCCTCTTCCTTTTAGTATATCAGCTTGAGTAACTTTTCCATCACCTGTTAAATCAGGAAATTTACTTTCTCCTCCTATTGCAAAATCGTAACGGTCAATATCATCTAGTGTGATATCAGAAGTATTTTCTGATTTTAATCGTCTCATAATATCTAATTCAGTTTGCGTTGGTTGAGATGTTTTAGTCATTAATGACATATCTTCAAGAGGAGTTATTATTTGTCCAAAATTTGCTAATTGAAATCTTTTTCCATCCTCAGTTTTACTTAACCAATCTAAAACTTGTTCTTCTTTTTTTATTGCCCAATTATCATATGAATCTACATATTTTCTTAGAAACACATTTTGGTCTTCTTCATTACCTACAAATCTTAATATGTAAGCTTTATTATCTTTTTTATCTACAAGACCAGATTTCTCCCAACCTTTTCCTAAAATTTCATCAGAAGGTGCAACTCCTGCTTTATTACCTAAAATAATATCGTCAAGTTCTGCAAGGAGTAGCATATCATTAGGGTCTTCAACTCCTGTTTCTTGAAACTTTTTATCAACATCTTTTTGAAAATTTTCTTTAGCTTCTTTTGCTTCTTTCTTTGTAATCCAAGTTGGTTCTCTTATAGGGTCAACATCTTTAGATGCTATCGTAGGCATAGATTCTAAAAGTTCATCTACCTTTGAAGGTTTAGATTTATCTTTAGAAAATAGTCTAGCAACTTTACCTAATTTCATCTCTTGTTATAGCTTCTCTAACTTGTGCTTTTAAATTTAAAATTCTATCCAGAGAACTCACTCTCCCCTGCAACCGGAACATTTCCTGTTCCGATGTTGCCACCACCAGTACCTGTAGGTCCGAGGTCTTGAGGTTCTTCAGGTGTTCCTCCAACTCCTCCCATTGGGGATGGTTCACTAGGGGGTTGAGTTTCTGAGCCTGTTTCTTGTCCAACATTATTTTGCATTCCTATTATCTGTGCCATCATTGCAGCTTCTTCAGGGTCGTTGAGTATTTCATCAGGGTCTAAATCTAAGCTGTAGGCTAGTTCACTAACGAGTTTAGAAATTTTAACAAAAGGAGCAATAGCAGGACTTTGTGCAGTTTGTAAGAACATAGTCAGCCTTTGTGACCTAACTTCTTTCTGCATTAAACTATTTGTTCCTGTAGCTTTAACTTCTAAATCTCCCATAACATCAAGTGAACCATCAAAGAATTGCATATTCCATTGGAAGTATGCTTCTCCTAAAGGTTTTAATAAAAAGTCGTCAAGATTTTTAACAACTGTTTTAATATTTAAACTTGATGCACCTAACAACATTGACATGCCTGATGCTGTTCTTGTCATACTTTGCACTCCCGTATGTCCGTGAGAGTAACTTGGTATACCTGTTTGTTCGTCTGCTAATTGTCTAAACCTATCAAACATCATCATGTTTTCAGGTGCAGTATTAGGAAACTTCAATCCATAAATAGATTGCCCCGGCATCCCTGCTTGTCTTCTAAAGACTTTTCCGGGATACACTTCCATAGATTGTCCACCAACTAAAGCAGACTCATCTACATCAAAAACTAATGAACCTGCTAATGCTAAATTATCTATAGCCATTCTAGCATGTCCATTCATAATCTGTTGAGAATCATCCATATTTTCTGCAACTCCAATACCAAAGAAACTATATGGGTTTCTTTCATATGGGAAAGAATGATATGGTATTCTTGCAGGAGTAAATGGATTTATTACTGCTCTTAATAAAGAGTCACCACATATCCATGCATTAATTTGTACTTCATCTAAATCATCAATAGTATCTGGAAGTTCAATACCGACTTCTCTAGCATACTCAGCATCCATAATACCCCAATATTCAAGAACTTCAAAGTTAGGATTATATGATGCGTCTGACTCATAATCATCTTTTAATCTAGACTCATATGGTTTTTCAATATAGTTCGGTCCTTCTTGTAAACATTCTCTAATTGCATCTTCATCAAAGTAAGGCATACTTCTTAATTGCCTTAACTGACTACGATTCATTTTATGTCTGTGAATAATAAATTCACATTCATCAATGTTTGTTGCTGCAGGGTCTGGATAAAAATCCCAACAACTTACAAATTCTATTCTTGGTACTCTAACTTCTGATGGAGTATATGTTCTATTTCCTTGTTCATCAGTTGTCCAATTATTTAAAACTTTATTAAAATTAAACGGACCTTTAACAATTCCTGTTCCTAGTAATGCTGATTCAAGTAAAGCATTTCGTATTTCAGAGGAACCATTAGACTCATCAATTTGGTCATGGATTAATGTTTCCATTCTACGAGCTGCTTTCTGTGCAGGATTAATTTCAGGAATTTCAGGCAATGGCATTGTGCCTTCTTGTAAAAATGGTTCTGCAATTTTATCAACTGTATCTGCAAACAAACCATCACTTAATGTAGCTCCGGGTTTTAAAACCCTACCATCACCTGAATATCCTACATCATCATCAAGCATTTGCCCTTGAGGGGCATCTTCAATTCTATTTCCTATATTATCTGGAATATCTAATGAAGGACTAGGATTATTCATATCAAGATATGATTGTCCTTTTTCTCCTTCTGGAAGTTTTGTTTCTGAAATACTTAGTGGAAATTTTCCTGTACCAAAGATAACATCAACTAATTGACCAAAAGCAGCTAGTACTTTTGTTTTAGTTATCTTTACAAATATTCTAGATTTTTCTGATTCTCTAAATTTTACAGAGTTATTATATAATCCTCTATAATTTTCGTACGCTGTGAACCATCTTTTTTCATCACCTGTTCTAGCATCTTCTGCTAAAGCAAATCTACCTTTAACAATACCAACTAAATTTTGTTGTTGGTCTTCTTCTAATGTTAAATTTTTTCCTGCTTCTCCTTCTACTTCCTCGTAGATATTGTCAGCATTTAAAAATGTATTTTCTGTTTCTGCCATATTTTAATATCCAAAAGTAGAATCTGATGGAGCGTACCTTTCTTGTTTTAACTGTCGTAATCTGTCAAATGTATTTGCCACTCTTGGTCTGCTCATAATCATATATCTAAGAGCATCATATGCGTGGTCCGAAGCATGTGTATCCACATCTTCTGGATTAGTTTTAGATAATGGAATACTTTGTATTTCTCTAATTAAGTTTGGACAGGTATTAAATATCTGCAACTTAGGTCTTCCGTTATCTTTTATTTTCAAATATTCGTGTACTTGGATTTTACCTTGGATTCTATTTTTATCTGCTCGTCTAAGTTTATGTCCTGCTCTTAATAAAGCTTCTCCAACAGTCGGACCAGTTGTTCCTGTATTTGCCCATGCTGCTGTGTCTAATACACCATTTACAGAAAAAGGGTCTTCCCTTTCCATTTCTGTTATTATAGAGCCTAATTCTTGACCTGTCAAGCCTTTTCGATACAGTTCACGATAGATAATGAGTGTTCCATCTTCTATATCAATAGTTCCCCATAAACAACATGACTCTGATGCATACCCATAGTCAATACCTTTTAGACGTTCCCATGCTATAGGAATTTGAAATGGAGGTACAACATGTACATCAGGGTCAAACTCTACAAAAGCTGCACCTTCATTAACATCCCAATTACCTTCTAATAATTGTTTTCGTTGTACAGGTGGTAATGAATTTAACATCTGCTCATACATTCCATCATTTGCTAAATATGGATTGTCAGTTAGTTTAGCAGGAATAAATTTTCTAGTTAAACCATCTGTTCCTAAAAAACTTTTATCAGGTTCAGAAGGAAGTATATATCTATTTTTAACCCAGTTTGCTCCTACACCACCGGGGTTTGCAGTACAACGTAAATATGTTTTGATTGATGGGTCTGTAGTTCTAAGACGTGAAGCTAAATAGTTCCAACCAAAATCTGTAGGTAAATGAGTTATTTCATCAAAACCTATCCATGAGTATGCTTGTCCTTGATATCTATATACATCTGCATCTCTTTCTAAGAAACCAAACTCTATCTTTGCTCCACTTGGAAAGTTCCAAACCTTTTCTACTTCTTTAAATTTACAACCGGGAAATGCTTGTGGATAAAGTTCTCTAGACTTGTCTATAAGTTCTCGTAACTCTGGCATAGACCTTCTAAGTATTAAACCTCTGTGAGCTTTTTTATGTGCATAACGTAATGGGTCAATAAGCATAGCATAACTTTTACCACCACCTGCAGCTCCACCATATAAAACATCTTTTTCATCTGCAGCTAAAAATTTAGTTTGTGGTCCTTCATTAGGATGAAAGATTACATTATTTTCTTTTATAATTTCTTGAACCGAAGGAGCAACATACTCTAAATCAGAATCAATTACAACTTGATTAGTTTTTGTTTCTGTTGTTTTAGTTAAAACTTCTTTTTCTTTTTTAAGTTTAGTTTCTTTTCGTTTTAATTTTTCTTTTTCTTTAGCAAGTTTTTTTGCTTCTCTAGCTACAAGTTGTTTTCTTTTTTGTGTAGTTGAATAATTGTAATTAGATTTAGACCCTTTGGGTCTACCTCCTTTATTTTTTTGAACAAGTTTAGATAATCCTACATGACTAAGTTTTCTTTTAGTTTCACTAGAAATTAATTCTGATGCTTCTCTTAATGATAACGAACCATCTTTTACTTGTTTAATATATTTGTTTAAAACAAATAATTGAGATTGAATAGGTCGTAACCATCCCTCAAACTCGCTTACTTCATAACCGAAAGGAATTGTTTTACTTTTTTTCTTTATATAATCTTTTGGAATCATTGATTATGTTTTCTATGAGAAAGTTTTTGTTCCCAATTTTCTATGGCTTTGGTAATACTTTCTTCAGCTAAAACACTACAATGTAATTTGATAGGAGGTAAATCTAAAGCTTTTGCAATATCTTTATCTTTTATTTGTTTTGCTTCTTCTATTGTTTTACCTTTTAACATTTCTACAAACATGGTGCTAGATGCTATAGCAGAACCACATCCATAAGTTTTAAACTTAACATCTTCAATTATATTATTATTAAGTTTTAATTGTAAACGCATTACGTCTCCACAAGCAGGAGCACCTGTCATTCCTGTAGCTACATTTGGGTCATGTGGGTCAAATCTACCTACAGCGTGTTTATCAGGCTCATTTAAAACGCTTTCAAATCTTTTAACTACTTGCTGTGAGTAAGCCATTACTTTTTATTAAATATTTTATCCCAATTTTTTTCAAATTGTTTTTGGTCTTTAATACCTTTACCACGCATAGATAACCTAGCTTTTTGTTTAGCTAAAGGTTTAAATTTAATGGGTTGTCTGTCTGAACCTAACTGTGGCATAGTATTACCATTTTACTTTATGTGACCAATATCTAGCACTTAACTTACTAGGTGAAGAATCTTGAGCATTATGTCTAGCATAGTAACTTCTTTTACGTGCTTTATCTTTTTTAGTTTTAGGATTCTTACCTGCACCACGAACACCTTGTTGCCCAAAACGAATTGTTTTTATTTTATCTCCAACTTTAGCCACAACTACATGTGATTTAGTTTTATGATTAGGAGTTCGTTTAGGTTTATTATATCCTGAAACTCCTGCTCTTGCAAGTCGTGGGTCACGCTTCTTTTTAGCTTTACCACCTTTCTTATATTCTTCTCTCATCATTTTATTGATTATGTTGTTTTAGTTGTTGTTGTTTACGTAACTTTAACAAGCACTCTTTAGTTTTAATTTTTTGTTCTTGTTGTTTAGCCATTATTTCTTTTTCTTTTTAGTTTTACGATGTAAACCATGTTGGGCATGTTGTTTCCCTTTTGCAGTAGCTTCTCTTTTCTTTTTATTAGCTGCTGCTAACTTACGTCTTCCTGCTGCTGTTGATTTTAATTTTTTAATCTTAGCAGAAGGAGCATAAACTTCACCAGTCTCCGAAGATTTTTTTCCACTTGGAGTTCTCCATTTTTGTTTAGTCCATTTCTTTAAAGACTTTTGTGATTTTTTAAGTGCCATTATTTATCCTTGTCACTATATAAGTTATTAAAAGTTATATCAGGGTTCATGTAGCTTTCATGTCCTTCTGCAGAATGTAACCATTGCGAAGGTATAAAATCTGGTGGTCCATCACCTGTTGCCCATAATGCAGGGTTAGTAACTCTAACTCTATTATTTGGTAATGCAATTACATTTCCTTTCCATTCACAATCTTCTGTTATATATAAAACATGAGACTGTTTATGTTGTGCAGGGTCGTCAGCAATACTATTATCTGTATAATCTACAGTAAATAAATATCTTGCTGTATAAAACTCACTACCTATTTTTGCAATCCAAGGTGATGAACTTGTTCTATCTAAAACAACAACTGAATGTGTTCTTGATTCGCAATCCCAAGGTTGTGCCAAATGATTATCCATTGGCTCTGCCCATTCTTCCATAGGGATGTCAGCTACTAAACCTTGTATGGGCATTCTTGCCCACATTGCTCCTCCATGAATATTGCCTTCATCCCAATCATCTCTATCCATTTCATTTCCAGTAAATACTACTTGAAAACTTAATGACCTGTCGGGTATTGTGTTTACTCCTATCGCTAAAGCGTGAAGAAACTCTCCATGATATTTTAGATGATTATGTGTAAACTCCCTTCTTACCCAACATGGGAAGTGTGGGATATTACTCATCAAATAAGACATTATTTATTTTTTTGTTTTACGACCACCCCTAGCCATGCTTTTTCTTTTTTTAGCTCCACCTCTAGCGTAGCTTTTTCTTCCTTTAGCTCCACCACGAGCCATGCTCTTTCTTTTCTTATGTTTTGGTGTATGTGGCATTATCTGCTCCTTACATTAGTTAATATTAAGTCTTACGACCATGTTGTTTTCTGATAGCTTCTTTACCTTTCTTAGCTATCTGAGCCTGTGTAGCTTTTCCTGCTACTTTAGCACGTTGTTCCATAACAGTCAATATTTGAATTTTACGTGCATATGGTTTTTTAATTCTTTTTACTTTAGCTACTGTTGCTCTAGCATCAGCAGGAGTTTTATATTTTATAGATACAGTATCTTTTGGATTTTCGTCTGTATACAGTCTTCTTCCACTTCCTTTAGGTTTTTTACCTGTTCCTACTTTAGGGTCTTTCTTTTTTCTTCTCATGATTGTAGGTTATAAATAATTAGTAATATGAATATTGCTCCGAGTACTGGTGGTAGTGTAGGTAAGAACACCATATACCATAAAGGTCTACTAAGTAATTTCTTATTTGTATCCTCCACCTTTAGCCTTATATTCTCTTGCTAACATCTGTGCTTTTCTTGCACTCCATTGTCCGGGTCTGCCACCCTTGCTTCCTGCTTTAATTTTATTAAAGAGTCTTTTACGCATAGCAGGTTTTGTATAATTACCTGCTTTATTAACTGTACTTTTCTTTTTCTTTTTTACTGCCATTAGTGTAATGTATTATGTTGTGTATCTAAATAATTTGCAAACTCAGGTCTAAACTTAACACCTGTAATTTCTCCTATGATAGTAACTCCTTGTTCTTCTGCTATCAATTCTGCTTCATAATCATCAGAAGCAAATATATTAATACCTGCATAGACTTTATTATCTAAATGATATTCAGTTAGGAATATTTTCATATTGAACATCTTCTGCTTGTATATTTATAGTTTCTTTTTCAGGTAAAATAAATATACCACCAGAAACATTATGGTCTACCTGCATTCTTTCTGTTTTAGAAACACCAACTCTATCTAGGATAGTTTGAGCTGCCTGTAGCTTTACATTAGCTTGTGGCATAGTTGTATTACTTTCCATAACTTCTACGAGTTTAAATGCTGCCTTTGGAGCTTCCCTTGCAAGTACTGTCTCGGCTAATTCAACTATTTCTTGTTTAAGACTATTCATAACTTGGTAGTGATTTCCTGAGTATCCTGCAAGTTCAGCAGAAAGCTTTAAATCTCCTTTAGTTTCTATAAGATTATTAAGAAAAGATTGTTGCTTTTCTGTTAGTTTTCTTTTAGTCATGGGTAGATTCATGTTCTTTATTATAAGGTATGAGTATGATTTTGTCAAGTATCTAAAAAATAAATACAAAAATGCTTGACAACACTCAATTCTATCTATATAATGAGGACTTGTCCGGTAGGGGGTTTTACATCTACATATACCTACCTACTTTAAAGCTCTTTAATGTCCGGTCGTACCCTTCAACTTAACACTTCAAATCTTCCAAAAATGTATAAGCATGTGCATATATAGGGGGAGGAGGGGGTGGCTACCTGCCTACCCCAGAAACTCTACAGAGTTTTGAAAACTTTAAAGTCTAGGGAAGTCTTTCAGACTTAAAAAGGTTTACAAGCTAGAGCTAAGAGATTTTCTAGCTTGCTAAAGCTAGAAAGACTATGAAGTTTACAGAATTTCTAAAGAAATTATGTGAATTTATTATAACTCTAAAGTCTTTAAAGACTTTAAAAGTTTAATAGTTAAATCAAAGGTTTACGGAGTTTTTAACTCCTATTGGTAGGGTAGCTAGGGTTAGATAGATTTTGAAGCTCTACGGGGCTTAAAATGGCTCTAAATTGGATTGATACCAAGTATCTGAAAGATACCTGGTAGTTTTTGGAACAAAAAAAAGGGAGCTATAAAGCTCCCTTTAAAGTTCAAATATCTGATTAGATATTTGGATTGAGGTCTTTGACCTCTTCACAGATTTCTAAAGCCCTTGTCGGAGACAAGAAAGTTAGGTCTTCATCACTAAAGGTACTAATCATAGTACCTTGAAAGAAAATCCCTAGTTCAACCCTTTCAGGGTTACCTTGAAAATTATTAATCCCAAAAGGGATTTGACTAGGAACAATGGATATCTCATATCCATTCTCAAACTCTGTTTTTAGATGTAAACCATCTAAGAATAAGTGTTTAGAAACTTCAAAATTTATACTCATAAATTTTCTCCAATTTTTATATAAAAATTTAGAGGAAAAAGGGAGCTATAAAGCTCCCTAATTCCAAACTGCTTATGAAGATTGAAAATCTTTATAAGCTCTCATGGACTTCAAATCCGAAGCTGGAACAGCTTTCAGCGTAAGAAGTTTAGAAACTTGACCTTGAGTCAAAGGTTTCTTTTTATCGTTTAGCTTCGCTAGGAAATGACCTCTCAAAGTTCCGAATTTAATGTCCTTCGGACATTTAGCTAGTTTTGAAAAATGCATAGCAATTTTCATAACTTGAGGATAAGAAGCTCTAGCTTCTGGGTTAAACTTACTGGTTTTTTGGGGTGCTTTAGCACCATTTTTTGTTGTTGTTTTGATAACAACCTCCTGACCTATGGTCATTCGTTAAAGTATTTCGACACCGTTGCCGAAATTTGCCATTACAGAGTAAATCCTCAAAAAAGCCCTGTCAACATTTTTTTTCTAATAAAAATTTTACCCTTTAGGGTAACTTTGCCATTAGTATTTTTTAATCTTTACGTAAAGCTTACATAGATACTTATGTGTAAGTACTTATGCGTCTACACGTTTTAACCCTTTAGCGAAGCCGACAGGGGTATGCAAATACTATAATGATTATGTGTATAAATATTTATGCGTAAAGTTTATTTATGCCTGTACGTCTGGCACTTGACAAAAAATGAAATGGTGTTTTAATGGAGTGGCTTTGGCAATTGTGCCACAGCATAACAAATAAAAATATTATGAAAAAGAAAAAAGATAACGTAATAGAATTGAACCCAACTCCAACCTTTGAGGACATGAAGAATGAAACCTTTGAAGCTCTCTCTAAAGATATTAGGGGAATGATGATGTTCCTAGACATGATAGTTATTGCCAGTAAACCTAATGGAGATAACTGTGATGCTATTAGAGCTGAATTTCCTACAATAGACTTTGATGACTTGGAAAAAGCAGTAGAACATTTAGACGAAGCTGAGTACATTCTCAGAGGTTTAATAACAAAACATTAAGGAGATAAACATGGAAAAACTATATGAAACGATTTCACCTGAAAGACAAGAAAGACTTTTGAACCCTCAAATGTCTGACCACTTTGAGACTTTCTTTATGGGAAAGTTTGGTCACAGAATGTATCAGATAAAGATTGGTCGAAAGTGGGTTACTATGCGTAGTCGTTCGCATAAAGCTAGACTGTCGCTTGAAAACTTTAAAACTAAAGCGTTTGTTCAATGGAGAAGAGATGCTGAGTCAGATAGTTTTGTTTCAGGACAAAAGCGAAAGCGAGAATGGTACAAAGATTATGGGTTTACGAAACAACCTCGTGACTACTTTGTTAATCCCAAACATTTATCATGGAAGTAATTAGACATAGAGTTTATTTATGGTGTGCGTCTTGTGTTGACAATCAATCAGTCGTATGCCATACTTCCCAACATCAAAGCAACGTCAAAATATTTATTAAGGGAGAATGATATGCTAGATAGATTACAAGAATTTTTAACAGATTTGGAAAACAATGAAGATACCTTAGAAGGTTTAGATTTGTTTGACGATTAGGTTACGACTTTGACCTCAACTAAAGTTTAATTTAACTATAAATAATAAAAAATTATGGCTATTACTTATACAAATAAAGGTTCAGCTACCACAACAGCTATTTCAAATGCTCCACTAGAAGTACAAACTTTTTGGAAACTGTGTGATGACGAGAATGTTTCTATTGCTAGAGTTAGAAAACTCAAGAATAGATATGAGTTTACGTCAGGAGATACTTTTGATACAACTCATGTTGGCAAAGTTTCTTTAAATGTTTTGAAGAAACACCCTCAAAGAAATATTAGGTTCTATCAAAAAGTCGGTATCGGTAAACGTAATCCTATTATGCAGGTTCTTGAAGTTCCTGAAAACTTTAGGATAACTGATGAATACTTAGATGCTTTTAAAACTCTACGTTTAAATAGAGATTTTCAAAAACCTAGTCTGTTCCAAAGAATGAACAAAGCTCTTTTCGGATAAAGACTATTTATGGTGTGCGTCTTGTGTTGACAAAATGCAAGACGTACTATACCATGCTCCAACATTCATCAACAACATTAAAACAATATGAAAAAGATATTTAATACTTTAGAAAGTGCTAAAAGATATTTAAAAGACAACAAGTATAGATACTTAGAAAATCATTCTCACAAAGAAGATGTATTTATTATGTATAAAAAAGGTTTTAAAATAGTATCTGTTACACCTTTTAGACAAACTTATGAACCTACTAAATATCAAATACAGAGTTTAAGATAGTGCTTCATGTCTAATTTTTATTAAGGACAAAAAAGAAAGCTAAAACAGCTTTAATAATAATAATTAACGTACACTTAGAATTAGAATAAGCACCCCTAAGAGTTTGATAGTTCTCTTTAAAAACTATCACCCTTTTAATAATAATCTATGGAGATAGAAATATGGCACAACTGAGAAAATTTGAACAAGAAGCAATAGTTAATCAGATAATGAAAACTATTAAATCTAAACATGAAAAAGAGAATGAAACTATTAAAACAAAAAAAGAGTATAAAGATATAGCAGGAGTTAATGTTGATATTATCATACTTGAAGATAAAATTTCAACCCTTCAACAGGAAAAAAGAGAGCTTGAGTCTTTAAGAAGAGATAAAATAAAAGCATTTGAATTGGATTTTAACATTGAATTAAAGTATGACTATCATAATAAACTTAGTTTTAATTTTAAAGAATGGACTATTAGACGAGATGTTGAAGACCAATTAGCTATAGCTTTACTTGATAGTGAGTGGAAAGATAATCTACCTGCTATTATTGAGGAGATTGCTAGTCAATTTTAAAATTTCAAGTGTAGCTAGGTGTTCGACTGCAGAAAAGTAAAGATAAAATTGCGAACTCTTTACCCTAGCTACACACTTTTTAACTGGAGAAAAGCTAATGGAAGATTTTGTAATAGATATAAAAATAAACGTACATGATGCTGATATAGAAGGTACGCAAATAAAAACTTTAACTGCGTCTGTTCTTGAAGACCAAACTTTAATGATGATTATGGAAGATGTTGCAAAACATTTAAACGAGGAGAAAGAATAATGCCTACATACAAATTATTATCAAGTTATAGTCCTAAGATTGACAAGGGAAACAAAATACAAGATAAATATTTTAGTAGAGTTATGTATTTAGCTCCCTCAGATTTAGCTGATGGAGAAAAAACTACTTGTCCTTATGCTAAAATTGCTCAATGTGAAAAACCCTGCTTAAATACTGCAGGATTAGGTGGAGTTTTTAATTCTATTCAATTATCTAGAATACGAAAAACCTTGCTTTATTTTAACGAGTATGATACATTTATGAAACAATTAGTTTCAGACATTACAAAGTTTGAAAGAGAATGCGAAGATTTAGGTAAACAACCTTGTCTTAGATTAAATGGTACATCGGATATTCAATGGGAGTATCAAGAGGTGAATGGAAAAAATATGTTTGATATGTTCCCCAACATACAGTTCTATGACTATACTAAAATACCTACAAGAAAGATAAATGGTATTGATAACTATCACTTAACATGGAGTTATTCAGAAGCTAGTAAAAAGTATGCTAAACTATTTTATAAAGTAGTACAGAATAAAGCAGTAGTGTTCAGAAAACATATACCTAAAACCTTCAAAGGTTTAGAAGTTATAAATGGTGATGAACATGACATGAGATTTTTAGATAAAGACAATGTAGTTGTCGGACTAAAAGCAAAGGGCAAAGCCAAAAAAGATTATTCAGGTTTTGTAATTGATAACGAAAAAATAGATGTGAGGTTAGTAGCGTGTTAATATTCTCTTATAAAAGTAAAAAAGAATTAAAAGAAAATATAGGCAATCCATTGAGGTATGTCGAGACTTCTTTTTTTGGTTTGGAATATAAAAGTAATGGAACTTTGGTAGGTTCTAATAGACCTTTTGACCCAAGAGGTACAGGTAAAAGAGAGTTTTTTGCAGAAGTTAAAATGGTTGATGATATAATAACAGAGGTAGATTAATATGAGTAGTGGATACGAAAAAACAGCAAAAGAACATATGGTTCTAAGTGGATTAGAAAATTATATTGAAGATACGATTGAGTATTCTGATACAATACTTAGTATTCATAATGATGTAGAAGATGTTAAACAAACTGCAGAAGATAATCATAGATATGCTATGGAACATATTAATGACGAGTATAGTAGATTAGAGTCAGAGCTTGATAGCAAAGTATATGATTTAGAAAGTATGATTGATGATTTGAAACAAATGATTGAGGACTTGAAAAAATGAGTAATGATGCAAACGAAAGACTACAAGAGTTTATAAGTGAGACAGTTGGTGAGCTATGGCAGTTACCAACTAGACCTGATTTAGAGAAAGACTGTGTTGATTATGTATGGGAACATTGGGATAAAGAAATATCATATCAAGATAGAATTTATGTAAACTTTTTAGTTATACAGTTTTTATCTTATCATTGTCGTGAAGCAGTATCTTCACAGGATATTGAGTACATGGCAATAGCTGAGAAAGAAAGATTATTATCAATAACATAAGGAGAAATATGAAAGCAATACTAATTGATGTAAAAAATGAAGAAGTTAGAGAAGTAGAGTTTGATGGAACTCTTAATAATATTTATGAGTTAGTTGACTGTGCTACGTTTGATGTAGTTAGAATTGATGAAACAAATGGCATCTATGTAGATGATGAAGGATTGTTTGTTGAAGACCAACTATTCTTTACTTATCATGGTGATAACTACAGTCAGACTTTAGCAGGTAATGGTTTAATCTTAGGAGTAGATAGTGAAGGAAATAGTATATCTCCTACACTAACTGTCGAAGAAGTACAAGAAGCAGTAGACTTTCAACCACGAGGATTTGACACATGGCATTAAGAATAACTAAAGGAAAGATAGCTCACGAACCAGTTACAGGTTCAAGAGGAAAGAAAACTCACATAGGTAGAGGTAACGTAGCTACTTCAACAATGCCTAAAAGAAAGAAACAAACATTTAAAAAATATAGAGGGCAAGGAAAATGATTGACATATCACAAGCAACACTAGATGTTATAGAAGCAATTAAACAACGAAAACCAATACAATTTACTTATGGCTCTGCTGATTATATTAGAGAGTTAGAACCTACAGGATTTTTTGGAGACTTTGAAGGTTTTGAGGGGAATGATACTTTAATTGACGAGCATAGAAAGTTTTACTTTAATAAAGTTACTGAGTGGCATGGTGTTCAACAACCTTATGAAGTAACTATTACGATAAAGTCTTTTACTCACCCTACAGAAGAAGAAATCAGAGAGTATTTGGAAGATATTTTAGAAGATATAAGACCTTTAGTTTATACAATAAATCCTATAGAAAAAAATGACAGAATATGACGTACATGAAATGTATGCAGAGCAACAAGCAAAAGATACTATAACTGCTCTACATGCTAACAATGGAGTCTTGACAGTACACTTTAAAAATGGTACAATCGAGGTTTGGAAAAGAAACTGGAGAGGTAAACTCAAAAGAATTAAAAAGAGGACACAACAATGAAACGAAAAGACTACATATATATTGGAGCTTATTTATTATTTTTTGGTTGGTTTGTAAATACTATTGTAGAAGAAAAGCAATATCAAAATGAACAATTTCAAAAAATTAATAAATTAAATAATGATTTAATAACTATATCAAATTATCTTGATAATAATATTAAAGATATTAGTAACAATAACAATCAAATAGATTACATTTCAATACAATTAGAAGAACTTAAAGAAGACTTAAAAGATGTTCAAAACTCTGCTGAGTCTTTTTATCAAATGTTTTTTGATACTCAAACTCAAAGAGTTGAAAAAGAATTAGTTATAGAAGAAGACCGAATACAGGACTTGCAAAGCACTCCTGCTCCTTCAATAACTAAGG